ACCTTCGTTAGCTTCGTAATCTCTGTGGGACCTAGACTCATCGCCTTTGTTTCCACCATACTTACCTTCGTTAGCTTCGTAATCTCTGTGGGACCTAGACTCATCGCCTTTGTTTCCACCATACTTACCTTCGTTAGCTTCGTAATCTCTGTGGGACCTAGACTCATCGCCTTTGTTTCCACCATACTTACCTTCGTAATTTTCCTCTTTGTGATGTTCTTCAGAATCATAGTGTGCGTCTTTTTTCAACTTCTCAATTTGTGAGTAGTCGTCCTCAGCCGAGTCACCATAATAGTTTCCGTCATCTTCTCCGATTTCTAATTCGACATCTTCTTCACCAATCTCAATTTCATACACGACTTCCTCCTCTTCCATTTCTGCAAGAGCTTCTTCTTTATCTTCAGATTCTAAACGAATCTCATATTCTACATCTGCTTCATCATCTTTTAAATTAATACCCTCTTCGTCTTGTGTGACAATGACACCGTCATCTTCACCCATAGCCTTAAAGACCTTTAAAATTTCGTCATCGGAAGCACCTGTTAAATCAAGTGGTAATAGAACTTCTTCTTCATCATCGACTTCTAAATCATCACCAGGTAAATCAGTCATTAACATTTCCTCATCACCTAAGTCTAACTCTTCGTCGTTATCAGAGTCCATTTCAATATCTCCAAGAACTAAATCTTCAAGACCTTCAATATCATCCTCTCCATCATCATCCACATCAATGTCTAAATCAAGAACTTCTTCTTGTTCTGACATTTCTGTTTCAGAATTTTTAACCTCTTCTTCTTCGAGAGATTCTTTTACTAATTCACTGATTTCTTCCTTCATAGTAGAAGCAAGTATTCCTTTTGCATTTTCTGTAATGGCTTCTTGTAGATTTTCCATCTGCAATAAAGCTTCCTCAACTAGTGTTTTTTTGTCTGCCATTTTATTTTTTTTGCAAAAAAGTTTATTATAGTTTACATATAAATATGCCAATTACTAAAAAAGTGTAATTTTAATAACTAATAGCAAAAAAAAATCGGGATTTTAGTCCCGATTTTAATTTTTAAAATATTATGTTAAAGTATATTATTCGTATACCTCATCAATTTTACTCTCTACACACGCTGTAATTCTCCAGTCATAAACAAAATCTTTAAAATGTTTAGTGACCTTAGCCTCAACATCAGTTACATTATAACCTTTAACTAATTTTTCTTCTCTGATTTTTTTTACCTTACCTGAATTTTCATCAGGAAGGTCATACTGTACTTTAGCAACAAAATATTTTTCGTCCATTTTTATTTTTTTAATAATGTTTAATAACCTAAATAATCGGATAACTTTTTCATTAAGTCAACACTTTTACCTAAACTACCATCTATATTCTGTTCAGTAGCTCTATTCTGTGTCTCCTCTTCAATATTTTCTTCATACTTACCTTTATCGTCTTTATTTAAAAATAAATAAGCTCCGGGTGTTGAAGGTGACGAGACCAAATCAAAACATATTAATTCAAAATCCTCTTGAACTTCATTTCTTTCTCCTTTCTTTACTAGTGAACCTACTCCACGAGAAGATACTCCCATAGTAACCCCTTGTCTCATTAAGTTGGCCGCTTGGTCTCCGGGACAAGATACGACACCTCTTTCATGAAATCCTGGTGAGGTTAGTAATTTAATCTTACCCATAAGAGTGTTACCTTCCCACCACACATCTGTTATAAGATGAGAAACACGGTCTAAATCAATTAAAGACGATTCAGGGTGATTAAGTTCAGATATTGATAATCCCTTTTCAATTGCCTTTTTATAATTATCGGCTTCACGTCTTAATATTTTTTCAGGATATACTCTACCATTTCTATTTGGTGTATCAAATTTCTGTAAAGTCGCATAAAACTCAAAGGGTTTAGAGTGTTCTAGTTGTCCGTAAGATTCTTTAATTACTTTAGAGTTCCTACCATCCTTAGGGTTTATTGACCCAGCATCCCACTCAACTAAAATACCTTTACCTGTATCGTTTGGTCCTAATATTTTCATACTTTTTTTATTATAAATATGTTAGACCAACTCTTTTGTCGATTTACTCTTATGTACTTTGAAATAATTTATCCCTTTTATGTTGTCTTTGTATACCGCTCTAAGTATATCTTTTATTTTTTCCCTCAAGATTAAGGATTTAAAATCTGTAGACTCTTTAACAAATAAGGTTATTTCTAAGTTCATAAAACTTCTTTTACCTTTTTGAATTCCACTACTTCTTAAGTCTAAATCCACTATATTAAATTTCTCAAATACTAAAGGGTCACAAATCTCATGTAATGTCTGTTTTATAGTTTTTTCTAAATAACTTGTCGCTCTATCCCAGTTATCAAATTCTTTTATGGGTTCTACCCATGTCTGTAATACAATATACAGTGATTTTAAATTTTTTGCATCTACCGTCCCATAATAACATTTTATATCGCTAAATAATTTTAGCTGTGATGTTTTTCCTTTTTTCATATTTTAGCATAACTTTAAAAGTTTATTTATTTAAATAAAATATAGTTTAATAATGGTAATATGTCAAAAACATATATTTATATTACATAAAACCGTATAATGTTAATAATAGAGGTAAAAAATAAGAATATTGAATCAGCTTTGAAGAACTATAAATATAAAGTTTATAGAACTAAGCAGATGCAGAAAATCAATGAAAATAAAGAGTATACGAAACCTTCGGTTGAAAGAAGGGAGGAACGCAAAAAAGCTATCTACGTAAATAAAAAAAGAAACGACCTTTAACTGTTAGAGTACCACTGGTCGAAAATATCCAAATTCTTTCTTATCTCAGCGTCACTAACAGTAGTATTGGACCATTTAAGATATTTTCTGTCTGACATTATTCTTCGACCCCTCTACTCCTTGAAAATTTTTCAAGTGTGGTGAATCCTAGTCCGGCTCCAACAATATACATCATACCATCCCAAACATATTTTTGTAGAGGTATTTCCATAAAGATGTTGGATATAAATGCAACACACATCATGAAAAATGCTATTATAGTAACAAATCTTTTTGATGATTTTTGACCATCGACGTCACCTAATAATGATGTGAAAAATTTTCTCATGAAATAAGTCCACTTTCTAATTGTCTTAATTTATATAAAGACGTTAAACTATTTTCCGACTCATTAATTTTATTAATAGTCTTTTGTAATTTTTCTTTTAATTCGGTATCGGTAGATTCGTTTAGATTATTGTTTAACTTTTCTATTACTGAGTCTTTTGTGTTGGATATTTCCTCTTTTAATGATTTACCGTCTAAAGAAATAAAATACTTTAACTCATTCTTATCCGACTCATTTAATGTGACATACTCATCATTAAATGTTTTAGTTGCAACTTTTAACATAGTTGATAGAGGTAGATTAACTGATGTACTTTCTTTAACTACTATTGTTTTTAATAAATTGTTTTTAATCTTTAATTTAGACTCTAAAAGAGACTCTAAGTTCTTCACAACGTTTTTAGTGTAGATTTGATAATCAATATCGGCATATCTATTATCCACATTTTCTTTTAGTAACCCGTCAATCCATTCACCTAAAGAGTTAATTTTAGTTTGATTATTATTAATTAAATCTCTTAATTGTTCAAATGATTCTGATATGTAATCATCAACTATACTTTCATTTAATCCCTTTTGTGACGATAACTCATCGTATATATAATAAGCCTCAGAAATAGATTTATCACCTATAACGTAATGTTTAAATTCTTTTAAACCTTTTTTAAAAATATCTTTTTTGTAATTTTTTTCAAAAAAAGTTTCGATTTTAGTTTTTATTACTCCAAATGAATTCATGGTATTTTATTTTATAAATATCAATCATTTAGTAATTCGTTCAATTTATCTTCAATTTCACCTAACGACTGTCTTCCTTTAGATAAGTCTAATATAGTTTTTCCATTAATAAAATCATCTTCTAATAATATATCTAAATCTTTATTACTAATAAATCTTTCAGGTGTTAAATCTCCCCCACCTTCGTCACCACCTGCGTCACCACCTGCGTCACCACCTGCGTCACCACCTAAATCACCACCTAAATCACCACCTAAATCACCTCCTAAATCACCTCCTAAATCACCTCCTAAATCACCAGTCGACATTCCTCCCATATCACCTACTTCGGAGTCTGTTGTTTCGTCACCCATAGCATCACCACCTTCACCAGGTTTATTACCGTATAACTTATCTATATTAGCAAATATACCCGTTTTACTTATTACTTCAGATGTCTTTTCTAATTCAGCGGCAACTGCTTTTTCCATTCTTTGTTGTTGAATATCCAACTTAATTTCATCATCACTAAATCCGAGAATGTGTTTCTTAGCCCAAGATGATGAAACAGGTAGAATACCATTACCTGGGTCACTAACAGCATCCCTATAAAGTTGTATTTTCTGTGTCCATTGTTCCATTTTTAATAATTCTGCTTGTGCAGATGGATTAGTTAACCCTAAAGTAAAGTTACCTAATTCGTCTTCAAAACCTAAAAGGTATAAATGAACTATAGCTATTTTATTAAGTTCTTGAACCATAGATTTTTGTATTCTATTTATAGTTCTAGCGAACCTAATATCTTGTAAAGATAGACTTTTACCGTCTCCAACAACCTCTTCAAAACCTAAGAAAGCTTTAGGTACCCTCAAAGAAGTTAATAACTTTTTTTGTATGTACTCAATATCCGCAATTTCAGATAGGTTCTGAGCCCCTGGTAATGTATCTATAGGGTTAGGAGCATTAGGGTCCCTAACAGGAATAAAGTAATCTTGGTCAACAGCCATTTGATTATATCTTAAGTCCACATTTCCATTGTTGGAGTCAACTACTTGGTCTCTTTTGAACTTATTAGCGACTCGTTGTACATAAGGTTCAACATCCTTATCATCCATGTTACCTACAAATATTTTAAATACCCTTCTTTCTGGTGCTCTAGAAGTCCTATAGATTAACATAGCATCTTCTGATAAGATTAATTGTTTCCATATACGTCTACCTTTTTCTAACATAGATGTACCGTATGGTAGTTTTCTATCATCACCTAATAATCTAAAGTGAGCGACTTCCCAAGTATTGAAAGTTATATCTTTATTCTGCCACAAAAATTTTAATGAATCATTTTCACTTTCCGTTGAGTTTCTTTCAGGTTTAATTTTCATACCTCTCTCCTGTCTAGTAATCTCAATATTAGGTAACTGTTGAGCCCCCATAATACCTTTTTCAGGGTCTAATTTTAAATACACAAAATTATCACCGTACTTACATGTATTACGTGTCCACATAGGTAAGTTAGTATTAATATCTAATCTATTATTAAATAAATCCGCTAAAACTGATTTTATTCTTTTACTTTCAGAGTAAATTTGTAATATATATCCGTCTTCATCGGGTGTAGTAGACTCTTCAGAATAAATGTCTAAAGCTGCTGAAATTTCAGGAGTATACTCCATACTCTCATAGTCGTAAAAAGATGCTAAACGTGTGGGTTCATAATAAACCGCTTGGGTATATAAATTGTTTTCGATTTTTTGCCATTGCTGACCTAAATATAGTGTTTGTTGAGCTTGTAATTTCTCTCTTTCATATTCTTTTTTGTCGGTAGTTTTTAATATTTGTTTTTTATCAAAATTATAAACCGGGGCTTGTTGGTCTAAGGTAGAATCAGGTCCAAATACCTTAGTCAACCTTTGCCATATAGTAAAATTGTTATTATCAGCCATCTTTTTTTAAATAAATATAAACTTTACTTAATTTAATTAAAGGTTATCTACGATTACCTCCAAATAACCAACCGTAATCCTCATAATCTTTTTTAGTGTAACCATCAATTCGTCTATGGTGATTGTATTGATTAGCGGGCATTACAGGTAAACCTGGATTAAACTCTTTAGATGAATTTTTTACCGGAGTTTCATTAACTAACCAACTTTCCATCATAGCCTTTGTTTGGTCGGTCACCTTTTCAAGTTTCGTGAAAGAATTTTCACCTACATATATTGCCATTGCCATGGCCATGATAAGGTCGTCGTGTTGACCCTTAATATGGTCAGGCCTTCCATTTACATAGACAAAAGTATTTAGCTCGTTCATAAGACGTGTCGAACGAACAATAAAGTTATGTCTTAAAGCCTCCTCAAAAGAAGCCACAATTTGAACTCTTTTTGAGTTAAAGTTTAATCCCGGTATTTTCTCTATAGTTGATGGGTTGTACTTCCACTTATCAGCAACATTAGTACCTTCAACATATAAATCTTTATAGTTCATTTCTTGCAATTTTCTTGCGGTAGAAACCCCCATACCTCCAGTGATATCAATAACGACAAAGGCAGAATACATTGTCGCCCACTTAAATGCGACTTCAGCAGCGACATCAGGAGGTATTTTACCTAAATACTCTAAAACTTGTTCTCTCTCATCAAAATCTATAATACAAAAGGTTGTAAAGTCTTCACTATCACCACGAGATACATCAATACCCATAATATATTTGTGACCGACAACAGGTTCTTTCCACTGCCATAACGCACCACCCATAAATTTATTTTCTGGTTCCACAATAAAATTCTCCTTTATTTTTTCCACAGTATCACTAGGTATTACATTATCACCTGAACCCAAGAAATTACACTCTAATTCCTGAGCAATTTTACGTCTATCAAACTTAAGCTTTTTAGCCATACCTTCGAACCACGTAGAGTATGGCTTATATCCCTCAAGAAACTTAGATTTAATCTCTTCAAAATTTCTTTCCATAGGTGATATGTGACCATACTCTATAATAATCTCGTCATCATTGTAATCCTCCCTATTTAACATATAATGAACAATATCATTACATTTAATAAGTTTTAAATCTTTAGCGTACCGAGGGTCACGGTACCAAAACATTTCAGTAATTTTAAAGTCATTCATACCCCTTAAACACTGGTCGTAAATAGAGTAATATATTGGGTCAAATCCATTAGGGGTAGATATTACAATTACTTTACCTCCTGTAGATAGGGACGCCATACACGCAGACCAAAAGTCATTATCGGCTTCAATAAATGCCGCTTCGTCAAACACAAGAATGGTAGGGGTATATCCACGAAGTGCGTCTTTCGATGTTGCAACTGACTTTACTTCACACCCATTAGTTAATTTATAATGTCTTTGAGAGTTCTTTTCAATGGAGAAATCTACCCCAAACCATGAGGGCCATTGGTCCATGAAAGCTCTGATTTTACTTGCCATCTCAACAGATGTATCAAGTTTATTGGCTATGATAAGGATTTTTTCTGGTTTAGTTTTAGAAGCTGTAACTAATTTTTTAGATATCCATGCAGATGTTACAGTAGACACTCCAGCTTGTCTATATTTAAGGGCTATGTTTTCTTCAAAAGTATCATAATCATTTATTAGATATTCTTGGTCGGGAAATAATTTTAAAGGAACATATTTAGACTGAGTATTATCATAAGTCTGTAGATATGTTTTTAACGCATACGAGGTGTCTTTTACACACCTCGCATACTCCAATAATACCTTTTCTTTTGTTAACGCCATATAGACATTTTAAATAACTTTTATGTTAAGGAAATACCTAGGTCACCCAATAGGTCAGAAAGTCCATCATCGCTGTCATCATCATCATCAGTATACTGTGACATTGCGTCTTCATATTCATACCCCTTAAGTTCTTCAATAATTTCATTAACCATTTTTGAAACAATTTGTTTTCCTTCGTCTGAACCTGAAATAATTAAACGAGCTACTTCAAAAAACTCGTCTGTAGATAATGCGGAAAAACGAGAAAATAAATAATTTTGTATTTCTCTCATATCATCTTCATATATTTTATCAGGATACGAAGATTTAAATTTGTCCCAAATAACTGGACCTAATCTTAAATCCCATATTTCATATGGGAGTGTATCTGTTTGACCCATAACCATATCAGCGGCCTTAGGGTCGTCTGGTAACCCTGACGTACCTAATACCTCATAAACCCCTTTAATTAGTTCATGAACTAAAACAGGAAAGAATAGACCTTTAGCCTTAATAGTAGGTGGGTCTGTCGTATCATCAACTTCTTCAGAACCCTGTACTCCCTCACCACTTTCGGCTGCGGACATAATCATTTGGTCTGGCATTATCCAATAAAGTAAATCGTTAATAGACATTAGGACCCCATAAAGATTTAATAGTCTAGGGTTAATATTATTTAATTGTTCCTCAACAAGATGGAACATGTAATGACCTTTTTTTGAGGCTCCCTGTATTAATGAATTAATAAACCTTCTTTTAGATTTCTCTAAATCAAATTTTTCAAAAGCCACCATAAAGTTTTCTAAATCGTCTTCCGCCTCATCTGAACTAACTCCAAATTGTTGCTGAACTTCCTCATCATCAATCTCTTCTGGTTCAGAAATCATATTAGACGTATCTATTTGACCTGGCATTGATTGTAACTCTACGTCATATTGAAATGCATCATCAGGTAGTGATAATTCTTGTTTAACTAAGTCTACTGCTAATTGTTCTAAATAACCCTCATTATTTGATTCTATAGATTTCACTTCCTGTACTGCCTGCATTAACATCATTTGTAATTGCATAAATGCATTTTGTCCTGACACTTCTTCCATACCAGTGTAGTTTTTTACTCTATCAACCACTTCTTTAAATCTCGTAGAAGCTATTAATTCAGCAAAAGAATTATCAAACTCATCGTTCTCTTTACCTGGTAGGGCGGGATTATCAGAAATAGGGGTTTCACCACTAGAGATTTTCCTCTCGATTTCTCTATCCATTCTTTCAGGACCATCGTATTCGATTTGTTCTTTTACGGCCTTTCGTATTTTGTTAGTTAAATCACTCATCTCTAAATTTTATATTTAGGTTATTAAATTTTAAGAACTCAGGCACTCCTTTATCTTCACCCGCTTTAGGTTTTGGACTATGTTTTGGTTTGTAAGGATTACCCCTTTCAGGTTTAACACCTGGTTTAACCGTTGGCTCTGCCGGTTTTATTTCAGTACCCGCTTTAGGTTTTGGACTATGTTTTGGTTTGTACGGTGTACCTCTTTTAGGTTTTACCCCTGGCTTAACAGTAGGCTCTGCGGGTGCAATTTTAGGTTGTTCCGACAAAATATCTTTTTTAGTTAACATTTTACCTTGTGATTTCTTAATCAAAGATACAATACTTTCTTCAAGATGACTAATTTTTTCTTCCTTACTTTCTTTTTTAACGCAATTTGGAACTTTTTTACCAAACATAGTCTTCATACCTTTCTTCTCATAACCTTTCCAACACTTCGTACCTTTACTTGTCTCTTCAAACATACCTAAAGTTGTTAAAGTACCGATAGGTTTTTTCATTTTTTTCTTTGGGCTACCGAATAAATCTTCTATAACTGCATCCTCATCAATATACCCCATTCCGTCACTATTCGGACTAGGATTATTACCTGCCGGACCTTCAGTATTACCAGGACTATTACCGGCGTAAGGATTATATCCACTTTCCTTCTCTACTGAGTTATCTAAATCTTCATCCTCAGATATTTCACTTTCATTCTTCATTGTTAATGCAACGTCTCCTTGGTCGGTTGCGGTTATCTGATTATTCTCACCGCTATTAGCGTCTTTATCAAACTCTTTTCTATCTGTTTCATTATCTAAATCAAAAACTTTTGTTTTTGTATTATAACTTTCAGCCTCTTTAATTAATCTATCATATAGTAAATCAATGTGAGTGTTAGACATTTTCTTAATAGTATCATAAGAAAAACCCTCCTCTAATAATGATACTATTTTTTTTTCTTTATTCTTCATGTGTCATAAAACTTTTTTCATAAGAAAGAACAATATCTCTTTCATATAATTTATCTTCTACGGATTTTACTGTATCTCCGTATCTAAAGACTAATCTTTTATACTTACTATCGACTACAAACTCAGAATCAGATTTTTCCCATCCTAAAGATATAACATCCTCAACTGCGTCATAAACAGAAAAAAAGTCAGAGTTTTGAACTAACTCTAATTCAATATCTGAGTTTCTCAAAACACCAACTTTTTTAATATATTCAACATTAGGTGGTAATGGTTTACCTGAAGCCGGTTCAGAATCCCAATCCTCACCCCATACTTCTTCTACGTCAGAGAATATAAACTCATAGATATTGTCCCCTTTATAATTGGGACCCAATTCGTTGACGTAGATTAACCTCATAGTAATTCTCCATTAGGTGATACTTTCAATTGTTTACCATCTACTTCAAATACCAAGTTGTTCTTGTTTGTTTTACCTAAGAACTTAGAACCCTTGTTTTCCTTCATGATAAACTCTGAGGTTAATTCTTGCTCTAAAGTCTCTGACATTTCTTTAACTTCAGACTTAACTTTAACCTTGTTTACTTTTTCTGTGATAAATCTCATTACGTTCTTATCTTCAGTTTCCTTTTTTTCTTCTTCAGAAATTACGAAATACTTTGATAAAACCTTATCTACTTTAGATTCTGTGAATACTTCATCTACAACTTCTTCGATTCCGTATCCTTCACCTAATTCCTCATCACCTACAGGTTCTTCTTCCACACTCATATCCAAGTCTAAGTCCAACTCATCTTCACCACCGGCTTCAATATCAAGTTCTCCCTCAACACCATAGTCGATTTCTTCATCTTCAAAGTTACTTAAAATATCTTCTAAGTCTTCTTCTGATAAGTTTTCTAAATTCACGGCAGATATAATTGAATTTAAAACGTACTTAATATCTTCAGAAGAAAGTCCTTCTTGAGAATCTAATGTTCTTAACTTTTGACCTAGTTTACCCGTTAATTTTTGGATTAATTTAAATGATATTTCGTCTTCCTCTGATTCAATGTCAGTTTCAGGTACATCCATATCTAAGTCTAATTCTTCTTCACCTTCAGGTGTTTCTAAATCCATGTCTAAATCTAATTCTTCTTCTTCACCTCCTAAACTCCCTAAATCTAAATCACCACCCATATCGCTCATCGAAGCTTCAGGTGATGGTTCTGGTTCAGGTGTTGGAGTCTTAAGTACAAACTTTTTTTGTTCACCTATTAAGTCAACATTTTCACTATGTTCATGAATCCTATTCAATTCGCCAGCCATTAGATTTATTTTTTTCATGGCTTGTGAATAAGAGCGATAATATTTCCTATTCTTCATAGGATTAATATATTCTAATTCACTTTCGTTAATTCCTCTTTTAACTATGTAACCACTTTTTTCGTGTACAATACCGTAAACGTTACCATCTGCGAGTTGTATAGTGTAATCGGATTTATTTTCATTCAAATTTTGAGTGGTCTCGTTATACCGAGCAATTTCTAGGATACGTCTAATTTTACTGTCTCCTTGTAATTTTTCACTTCCTATTGGGTTTAAATCTGCCATTTTTAATTTTTTTTTAAGAGAAAACACCATTACCACCTAACTGTACTAAATTACACTGAATTGATTCTGTTATTGTGTATGCTGATAGTTCGTCGTTATATTCTACAGTATTCATACTAGGATGAACCGTAGGTGTTCCACCAGTATATAAGTTATATGTCGAATCTGCGCTATATGTACATCCCGTGATTGCCATGTTTATATTTTTTTAATAAATATACCGTAAATACATAATTTTCTATTTTATTTAACTATCTGATAAATTTTCTTTGATTGAGAGTGTTTTATCAATCAATTCATTTTTATTATCGAACAGTTTTTGTATATATCCGTTTCTACGTAAAAATTTAAAAACTAAGTTTTCATAAGAGTATTCTCCTCCTTTTTCTAACCCACCACTTCTAAATTTTTTTATTTTGTCTTTAACCGAATCTAATTTTAATAAGGCTGAATCTAAATCGATTTCTTCTTCTACATCTTCTATCGTATTATCAATAATATCCATCCAATTTTGAGATTTAGATTCTATCTTTTTCGTATCTATTATTACTTCTTCCGGTTTTGGTTGTTTCATCCATTCATTATAAAGAACTGAATAAACACCTGTCGACATATGAGGTTCATTCATATCTTGAACATATAACTCAACTTCATATCCTTTAACAGTAATATCATGTTGTGAATTAAAAACCGTTCTCTTTAAGTTAAATAAATCTTTAAATATTTCTTCTTGTTCTCCTGACTCTTTAAAATCATATATTATATGTAAGTCAATATCTGAATAGTCAGACCAGTTAAAATTAGCTAATGAACCTGTCATAGTAATATCTTGAACAAAAATATCAAATCCCAAAAAATCAATAAACTCGTTTGCAATATCTAAAAGACCATCTCTTATTTCAGGTTTCATTTTAGACTCTTCAACATTGTCGTAGTTATCCCATATTTCAGGATTAAGAGTATCCTTAACCAAAAAACTACTAATTATTTTATCCATCTTTATCTATTTTTTTATAATCAAACTTTTTACCTATTTCTTTATTAAAAAAACTTCCTTGTGATTCTGCCATTCTAAACTTAGTAAAGATAGAGTGAGGCACTTCACTATATTCATATTGTATCTCACCTTTAAACGTCACTAAAAGTTTTTGTGTCGACGTATCATACTCCACAATCTTGACTGTTGAAGAGTCAATCTCACAGATTATCTTCTTACCTAATATTCTTTCTGTTTTAATCGACATTACTATTGGATATTAATATATAAGAAATAAAATCGTTGTCTTCTCCCATTGTGAGCCTTTGAACCTTGTTTAAAAATCCACTAACCTTAAAGTCCTCATTACTTATTCTTAAATCTTCCGCCGCCGCTATTTCAGCATTATTCCTTGCCTTTTTCTTTGCAATTTCACGGTCCGTTGAGTCTGCAACACCAAAATATAAAGTTTCACCATTAACGTCTATTTTACCTTCTGATTTATTCGTGTCTCGAACATCCTGAATAATTTCATCAATGGGTTTATTGTTATACTTTTTTACTTCTACTTCTACTTCTTCTTCATCACCGTCAAGTTTATCTTTGATATTATCGACAGTGTTTTTAATCGCCTCTTTACCTTTTTGGAAACCTTTCTTTATACCATCTCTTACACCTCTAAAAATTCCTTGTTCATCAAGCTCAGATTCGTTAATACCCATTAACTCACGATTACGTTTTACTTCATTCAATATATCCTTATTCATGACAATATTTTACTATAAATACTTCTATTAATAAAAAACCCCTCACTTTTGATGAGGGGGTTTTATTAAGAGTTAAGTTTTTTAAGTTTATCCCTATATTTTATCGAAGATTCAAAATCCTGAGATTTTATAGACTCATCTAATTTAGTTTTAATTTCCTCAATCTTTTCTTTATTCGACTCAATTTTTTTGATTTGGTCTCGTATTTTAGCGGCTGTCTCATAATCTTGTATTTCTACCGCATCTGATAATTGGGTTTTTAAAGTAAAAGTTTCATCTGTTTCTACAGTTGTTGGTTCATCCGTATATTGATATAACGTTGTGACTTGATATGTACCATCATCAGAAATAAATGTTTCTTTTTTCCATTTACCGTTTTTATCATCTCCGTGTTCTACATTTTTTTTACCTTTAATATATAAAGGGTTTGATTTATATGACCCAATCCCGTCAAAAAGAGAGTCAAAATCTGAAAATAAGTCATTAAAATTAAAATTTCTACGTAACATTTTGTTTTTTTATTATTAGTTTATTAAATTTACATTTTTATAGTTAATATCGTACCAACATATTAAATTAACTCTAAAACTGACATTATGTCAGGTAAAGTTTAAATGATATGTCACAATGTCAACACTTGATTTAATGGTATAATATATACTATATTTGTATAAAATTATTTAAGATTATGATAGAATCGGTAGACCCAAACGAAAAAGGAGGAGGAAAAAAGAAAAAAGAAGTTAGTAACTCCAGAACTCCTGTTCTAGATAATTTTTCTAGAGATTTAATTAAGTTAGCGTCGGAAGGTAAATTAGACCCTGTTGTAGGTCGAGAAGTAGAAATAACAAGGATTGCGCAAATTCTTTCTAGAAGAAAGAAAAACAATCCTATTATTGTTGGTGAACCTGGATGTGGTAAAACTGCGATAGTGGAGGGTTTAGCTATGAGAATTTTTGAGGGAGATTGTCCTCAAAATCTGTGTGATAAAAGAATCGTATCTTTAGATATGACTTCTATAGTCGCGGGAACAAAATATAGGGGTCAGTTTGAAGAAAGAATGAAAGTTATTTTAGATGAACTCCATGATAACCATGATATTGTAGTGTTTATTGATGAGATTCATACTATTATAGGTGCGGGTAATTCCTCAGGTTCATTAGACGCTTCCAATATATTTAAACCGGCACTAGCGAGGGGTGAAATTCAATGTATCGGAGCAACAACTCTTGATGAATACCGTGAAAATATAGAGAAAGACGGGGCTTTGGAGAGACGTTTTCAAAAGGTGATGGTTGATGGGTCTACACCTGAAGAAACTATGGTTATCTTAGAGAACTTAAAGTCTAGATATGAAGACCATCATAAAGTATCGTATAGTTATGAATCATTAGAGGCTTGTGTTTCTTTATCAGGAAGATATGTTAATGATAGAGAATTCCCTGATAAAGCGATTGATGTTATGGATGAGGTTGGGGCTAAGGCACAAATCAATGTTAAATTTCCTGAAATTATAGAGAAACTTAGAGAGGATGCTTTTAATATAAAAGAAAAGAAAATACAAGTCGTAAAAAGTCAGAGATATGAGGAAGCTGCTCAATTAAGAGATGAAGAGAAAAAGATTCTTTCTCGTCTTGAGTTTGAAAAAGAAAAATTCGAAAGTGATAAGGATGAGAAAAGAAAAGAGATTACCGAAGAAATGGTTTATGAGGTAGTTTCTACTATGACTAAAATTCCATTGTCTAAATTAAATGCGGATGACAAAGAATCTTTATTAAAGTTAGAAAGCAATCTTAACAATTCTGTTATTGGACAAGAAGAGGCAGTCAAAACAATATCTAAGTCTATTAGAAGAAATAGGGTCGGTATTAAAGACCCTAATAGACCCATCGGTTCGTTTATCTTTTTAGGTTCTACAGGAATTGGTAAGACTCACTTAGCTAAACAATTAGCTAAAGAAATTTTCGGGGATGAGGAATCTTTGATTAGGGTAGATATGTCAGAATATCAAGAGAAGTACTCAATGAGTAGACTTATAGGTTCTCCTCCAGGGTATGTGGGATATGACCAAGGAGGTCAATTAACTGAAGCAGTTAAAAATAAACCATATTCTGTGGTACTATTTGATGAGATTGAAAAGGCGAATAAAGATATTTTTTCAATTCTACTTCAAATGATGGATGATGGTCATTTAACAGATTCGTTTGGTCGTAAGATTAATTTTAAAAATTGTCTTATTATAATGACCTCAAACTTAGGGGTTAAGAAATTACAAGATTTCGGTACCGGTGTTGGGTTTGACACTAAGACTCGTATGTCAAGTAACGAAGAAATGAAAAAGTCCTTACTACAAAAGGAACTTAAAAATCACTTTACCCCTGAGTTTTTGAATCGTGTAGATGAAGTTGTAGTTTTTAATCCCCTTAAGGAAAACGAGGTGGAAAAAATTGTTGAAATTGAACTATCAAAACTTAATCGTAGATTAGTTAAGTTGGGTTATAAGGTATCCATTGACAATAAGGTTAAAAAGTTTTTGTCTGAGGTTGGGTTTGATGAGAAGTATGGAGCAAGACCTATAAAACGGGCAATTCAAGAAAAAATCGAGGATTTAATTTCAGAAGAAGTATTAAGAGGTAATATCGTAGAAGGTAAACCCTGTAAACTTAAAATGAAAGGTAAAGAAGAGGTTGTACTAATAAAGGGGAGATAATTTCTCCCCTTTTGTTTGGTTTAAAGTAAATAATTTAGTATATTTGTATACAAATCAACCACAAATGAATAACGAACAACTTAATCGTCTCAAAGAAGTACTTTCAATCCCAACTAAAACCTATAAGGAAGATGGAATGGTAGACTATATTATTAATGTTCTTGAGACGATTGACGGTGTAACGTATTACAATGACCCAATGAATAACGTTTACGCCACTAAAGGTACATTACCTGATGGTGAGTTTTATCCGATGTTTGTTGCACATACTGATACGGTTCATGAACTGGTTGAAGACATTGTTGTTGAGGAGGAGAATCTCGAAAAACCACCCACTTTTGGTCGAACGTTTACTGAAGAACTAAACTTATCTCTAAAGGGATACACTCCACAAGGGAATCCAACGGGAATCGGTGGTGACGATAAATGTGGTGTTTTCTTGGCACTCGAACTCCTTCGCACTTTGTCACATGTAAAGGTCGGTCTTTTCGTATCTGAAGAGACCGGATGTCACGGCTCTAAGGAGTGTGATGTTGAGTTCCTCAAGGATGTGGGTTATGCGATTCAATTTGACGCACCTGGAAATCATTTGGTTACCGAAGTTTGTTCGGGAATTCGTTTATTTGAGAGTAATGGTGAGTTCATTAAACGCATTACCCCCATCTTTGAAAACTCTATGGGTGTATCTCCTTACCTTCAGTCACACCCATATACTGATGTCTCACAAATTAAACAAAAAGGTGATTTTTCTTGTATCAACTTTTCTTGTGGTTATTACAACATGCATTCAACATCTGAATTTGTAGTTGTAAAAGATGTTGAAGATGCTCTAAAACTCGCTATTGGTGTTGTAAATGAGCTTGGTTTGAATAAGTTTGGTTACACTTACATCAAACCTACATACGATTACTACGGTCAAGGTAGTTTATTCACTAGTTATGATATTGAGGATGATGATTACGATTATGAATCAGTAGAATGGGAAGAAAGTGATAATCATTACTTCAACATCTCAGATGATTCAATTGAAATTGAAAGTAAAATTAATGGAAATACTGTCACTTTAAATATGAAGGATATGGCAGATTTATATCTACTTATCCGTGAGCGTTTATTGGAAAACGAAGAGATTTAAAACGGGTCAAAAAGTGTGTAGTTGTTCAACAATTTAATTATTGTTGTCAACTTAGCACTACCTTTTTTTATTTCATTATCTTTATTAATTATTTCAAAATTAATTTTAGAGTTTTTTGGGTTAACCCCTGTAAATATTATAGAATCTTCACTTTCTGACGATTTAATTGCGTGAGGAGTATTAAGACCAAATTTATTATTTATATACTTTAATATTCTTCTATACTCATTAACGTCTGACACTACATTATCATCAGATTCGACATCCGATAAAACATTTTCCAACAGATTTGTCATATCACTGTTAAACGAGTCATTAAACACATCCAAATCCTGATATTCATTTACACTATCCATAAAGTATGTGTCTAAGTCAATATTTTGTTGGATTACGTTCTCCAACACTTGCTCTGTAGACAAGTCTTTATTGTAATCTAAATTATCCTCGTAGATATCAATAAGTTTATCAATACTGATTTTATATTGACCAAAACAACCTTCATCGTCAACCTTTGTTAATCCTATTTCATCATAAAGATTACATATTTCATCTTCAATATATTTTATTACACCTTGGTGTATAGACCTGTCCTCGGCTTCGGAATACAAATAACCAAAATCTTCATATAATTTTGGTAATTTATTTTCTATAAATTTCGATACTTTTACGTCCCAATCACCGTCAGGTTTAATTTCACTACCATCAAACGCCTCTAACAACTCAGGTTCTATTATCTCAACAATAGAACGTAATATATCTATATGTTCAGGTGTTAATACATAAAGTGGGTAACCTTCCATCATATCGTCATTAAATCTTGATGTCTCATAAAAAAAATCTCCATTAGGGTTTTCATATGACCATAGATAATAACCTATCGCATCTTCACCGACCTCATCCTCCATAAAGTCCAAATAATTCTTAAGTTCATTACTGAAATTAAAAATTGCGTTCTCACCATCAAACCTATCAAAGAAGTGAGATGTTAATGATTCATACATAGATGTCTTAGGGTTATTTTTTACTTTCTTTAGAGTTTCGTAGTCATCCCCACGTTCCGTCAGTTTATTAATCTCTTCCTTTATTGGTGCAAATCTTTCTAATAAAAAACTAAATTTTTCCCCGTGGTCCTGTTGATTGTATACCTCAGGTGTGCCGTTACCATGAGGTACAAGTAATGCCATTTTACCGTATGTTCTGTCTGAAGATTTTTTATCTATAATGTAATATAGTTTACCTCTTGATGTATATCTGTTAAAATAGTCGTCGTTATCAGTACTGGTGGTACACCATTTAGTACTTGCTCCGTAGTAACATGATGATTTATGTGATAATGGACGTATTATTAAAAATCTATCGTTTTCATAAACTCTATCTACTTCTTTTTTTACTTCTTTTTCAGTCCTTATCTCATCTAAATAATCTTCGTACTTATTAACAAAACGAAATAAATCGTGAATGGTATCAAACGAGGTAATGTCTTTTGGTTTTGACCTTATCTTTTTTTCTGTACTTTCACTACTAAAATTTCCTTCTATATTTAAGATATTAAACATATTATCAACCTTTTCAGGTGATAATCTTTCAACAATATCATGATACTTTTTAATATTGACCCATATAATACTTGCGACTGAAATTGGGTCCCCTCCTCCTACAACTGAAGAAGTGGGTTTATTAATTTCATCTATAAATTTTTTAACACCCCATTCAGAATACTTTTTAGTTAAGCTTGGGTCGTTATTTATAATTATTTCGGCATATTTTATCGCCTCGTCACCTAACGGTTCAAGTTGATTTCGGAACTTATCTATTATACGCTCCTTTTTACCTTCTAATAATAGAGTTATAAACTTCATTAGTCATATGCTGCACATCCTATACCACCACTGTCTTCAAAAAATCCGACACCACCACCGCTCTTAATAAAATTAAAAATCTTACGGTTTCTCCCTCCTGTTGGTTGTGTATCACTTGTTATTTTAATATCCCATTCACCAATTTTATCATCAGTACCAGGTTCACTCTTTTCTGTATCATAATCAAATTTAACAGCCAATTGTATTATACAATATTTATACTGTTCATATTCATTTGGTGAACTGTGTGGTTCTTGCCCATTAAATGTTCTGTCACCCTCTTGTTTAAATGAATTAGGGTCACCACCACCATCAGAAAATTGATTTGGACTTGGTGGATTTGGTCCTGATGAACCGTCACCATTTCTACCATTAGAATTTAAAGTGACATTTACTGTACTTATGTCGGGTACTAAAGAACTTAATTCATTAACTATGTAACTATATACACTTTCAGCTCTCTCTTGAGAAAGTTCTTTAAAATTCATTTGCTGAGCCTCTCCTGTATTTCTGTATCTTGACGCTGATGTCGCAATTACAAATGGGTAGTTTTCACCGTCTACTTTATTCGCCACTGAAACTTTAGCATCTGGAAATTGTTTTAGAAAATCGGTAATATCACCTTTAAATTTTTTAGTCCACTCAACGACGCCTTGACCCACTCTTGTTGAGTTGTTAGGGAATGGTTCACCTTCAGTTTTCTTGTCTATTGAGTGATTAACTTTAACCGCGGGTATTACAGTTTCATCTTTTTCTTCTTTTGATAACTTACCAGGTATTAGACGTATTGATTTAATATTTTTTCTACATTCACCTATATCAGGAGTACTTTCATCTTTCTTTTCAGGGTATTTTTTAGTACACCAATCGATAAAATATTGAATGAACCCTTCTTTATTTTCTTCTGTCATAGGAGGAACATCGGCACCTGATTGTCTTTTGTCTTTTCCTTTTACACCCTTACTACCAGTTTTACAAGCGTTAAGTGATGACTCATTAAAGTCCGGATTTAACGAATCTTCGCCGAGAGGGAATCCGAATTTTACTTGACCTAAACGGTCACCGTTTTGGTCTTCAATATTTCTTAACTCTTTTACAGAGTTACGATATTGGCTTTCATCTTTAAAATATGATTTAGGGATGTAATTGTAACTACTGTATAGATATTGTCCATCAACACCTCTTCTTGTTGTTGTTTTTTCCGGTAACTTTTCAGACTCTAATTCTGAAACAGGGAATCTATATTTGAAATAATATCTTGGTGAACAACTGAAATCATCACCAGCACTTTCCCAATAAATTTTACTCTTTTCATCTAATAATGAGACAAACACTCTTTCTATATTGTCAGTTTGTTCTAAAACTAACTCCAACCCCATAATTTGTCTCATGCGGTTAACTTCATTTATAATATTACGCTTCATTGTAATTTTTCTTTATAAATAGTTTGTATAAAGAAAAACTTTCACTATCTTTATGTTTATGAAGAATCTATTACCCCTCCTTTTTTGTTTGATTTCATTAACGACCACATCTCAAATTACATGGGAAGGTGCTAAATGTTATTATATTGATGATAAGGGTAATGAGGTTGAAGTTTCATGTGAAGGATATATCCCAACACCAGTACCTCAGGTAAATATTGATTCTCTTTGTTGGGAAATGGAAAAACGTTTTGTAAATACATTAAACGAATGGAGAGTAAATCATGGATTGAATGGATTAGAATACGATGATGACATGGAATCTCTACTGACTGTGCCTTGGAATGAAAATCAGGTAAAAACAGGTAAAGTTGGTCATGGTGAAGGGTATAACAGTTTCACAAATCGGATTGATTGGGCGGGTTTTGATACTTGTGGTGAATGTTGTGGGTCTAATCATAGGTCGGATGTTAATAATGTTTCTCAGTTTTTTTTACAGTATCAAAAAAGTCCCCCACACTGGAAAATTTTAACAAATAGTAAGTATAACTATATTTCTGTATCAGTTCTTTATGACCGAGAAACAAATACTTATTATTCTGTAGTAAATGTTCGAAAGTGATTTGATTGTTTAAGATTTATATTTATATTTGTAGTGTTCTTTGAAAATATGGGGGTGTTTTATGGATTTGACCGGTATGGTCAGGTGTAGAGTGCACGTAGTGAGAGGATACCTATCACTTTAATCTACGGTTTCAATTTGTAACAGGCGAAACTTTCGCAAAACTTCAGGCTGTCGGTTTACTCCGCACTGAAGAGGTTTACGCTGCCTAAGGCATCGTTTACCACGGGTCGGTCAGGACGTTAACCTTGGAACAGAAGTCCGTTGTAGTGGTGGAAAAATGACTGAACCCTAAATCGAGTCATACATCTATTGTCAGTGGAGGATGTTAAAATTCAACTGAATATTTCGGATTATTAAGAATTAATAATGAACTAAACGTGTAGGACTCTATATTTGAAATATTTGGGACCTGGGTTCGAGCCCCAGCACCTCCACAAATAAATCCCCTATTGTTTTGGCAGTAGGGGATTTTTGACTTATATTTGTATCACAATCACCACATAAACAATATTAATATGACTCAAGAACAAGTAATCGAAGAAGTGCAGAACTACAACGGAACCAACAATTTTATGAACTCACTCAAAAGAGGTCTTAATAAGTTTAACTCACTGACCGATAATCAAACCGCAGCAGCTATTCGTGTTATCGAGGGTGCTCGTCGTCATGAACAGGCTCAACAGCGTTTGAATATCACTTTGGTTGGTGATACCATCAAGATTGGTCGTAAGATTGCATTGGGTATTAAAGAAGAGTATGGTCTTGAGTTTCACCCCATCCTTATCGATGTAACTGCGGTTACGGGTATGACTGACCGAGCACTTCGGGTCAAAGGCAAGTTGACGAAAGAAAACGGAGGTGTATGTCGTTGTTGCGCTAAAACCCTTACTGATGATGTTTCTAAGTTGACAGGTATCGGTCCTGTGTGTTCTAAGTATGTTGGTGTTGCTCATCCTCGTAGCGCTTACGACACTGTCGCAATCGAGAATTATAAAAAGGATATGTCTCGAAAAATTGATGAGATTGGTGAGTTTGAGTTTTGGATTCCTAAAAGGGCGATTGTTAAGTGGAATGGTATGGGAGGAGTGATGGTGAAGATGTGAGAAGGGGGGGGGGTAACACCCCCCTTTTTTGTTTTTTATATATTTGTAGATATTTATTACAATAAACTGTAAAAAAATATTTAATATGGGAACAGCAGAAATTAAAAGTCTTATTAGACACGGATTAACCGCAATTGGTACTTTGTTGGTACTAACAGGTTTGAACACATGGATACCTTTGGTAGACTTATTAACTGAGAATTTAGATTCAGTAATAAATGCTATCGAGGTTCTAATAGGTTTAGGAATAGCGGTCTTTGGATTCTTTAGGAACAAAGATAGATTCGAAATAGTTAAGGAGGCCGAGGCCAAATAATAAAAACCTTTAAAATTAAAACCCCCGAACAAATCGGGGGTTTTTTTTTGACTAATAAATTATTATATTTTATATTATAAAAAAAAACATAATGAGTAACGTACTTGTACTAAATTCTGATTTTTCACCATTAAATATCACAACTTTACATAGAGGGTTTATATTGGTGAACAAAGGTAAAGCAGAAATAGTAAAAAAGGGAGACCGTGATATCGTCACCACTATAGGTAAATTTGTTCGTCCCGTAATTATAAGGTTATTAAATTATATTAGATATCGAAGAACCTCATTAAAAGTTAATAGAAAAAGAATTTTTAAAAGAGATAAGTCTACCTGCCAATATTGCGGTTCAAAAAAAAATCTAACTATCGACCACATTATACCTCGTTCTCGTGGAGGTAAGAATACTTGGAAAAATTTGGTTACTTGTTGTTCTAGATGTAATGTTACAAAAGGTAATAAAACCCCTAACGAGTGGGGTGTTAAGTTAATAAATAGACCTCATGAACCCTCTGTATTTTCTTCCTTATTATACGAAGAAGCTGAGGTTATATGGGACGATTTTAGGAAAGGATTTTCTACTTATTGACCGTTATAAACTATTTATAGGTGTAGTTCTTCATAAACAAGTAAACCTATAAATTAATGAATTTTACTTTTTTTAATAAGGCACGCCGTGTGCTTTTAATACCTTTAATGCTCTTGTTTTCAGTAGTATTAAGGGCTCAATGTGACGTTTTTATAGAACAGGGTTCTGTAGTCGTCACTGATAATGGTAGTGGTGTCAAGTTTCAATTTGACGTTACAAACAATTCGGGTAGTGAATGGGAAGGGGACGTACTTAAGATGTATTGGTCACTTAATTCAAGTGCACCAATATGGACCATAGATTATACCTCAAACAACAATGTTGGACCCTTACCTCCTGGTCAGACTAGGACAATAACAACCCCTTGGTTCGACATTCCAAATCTCCCTTCATGGTTTCCTGAAGACCCAGGTCCTGGTGGAGTAAATGATTTATCGTGGGAAGAGTCTATGGAATGGGCGTATTATGGTTTATCTTTCCCTTTTGATGGGGCTTGGTCACAATTTAATCTTAGGTTAGGTAGTTGTGGGTTAGCTGATGGCGCTTGGGTATATAACTCAGACGGAACACCATACTACGGACCTTTTAATACTGATTGTCCTGATGTAAATAATGATGCGTTTTGTGATTGTGATGTTAATTTCCTTGGATTTGACCCTGAAACATATGACGTAAGTATTGAAGTAGTATCACATTGGAACTGTGGCACTTCTTTAAATACGGTGGGTCAGTCGGGACAAATGGATTATGTAAATATGGTTCAAATAGGTGCACACGTACCTGGTTGGGATTATGAATGGGGTTGTACCGCATCTGAATATCATTTAGGATGGACATTTGATAATCCTGTATCATTTGCTGAGTATTACGCGGGTGATACAATAAATTATAATATGTTTGCTGACGATACATTTTATGATGATTGTTTCCAAAGTATCTTAGAGTCTGATACATTAACTTCATGTTTGGAAGTTGTATTATGGCAAATAAACTATTCGGAAACTGCGATTATTGGTGAAATTGATGGTGGTTGGGCCCAGACGTGTGGATTATGTGCGGACCAAACACAGTTTTATCCTGACATATCAATGGAATTAAATTCTATTAATGTATGTGATGCACCACCCCCTATTTACCCTGGTTGTACTGACCCTTTAGCAGAAAACTTTAATGGTAATGCGGGGTATGATGACGGGACTTGTACTTTTGCACCTGTATACGGTTGTCAAGACCCTATCGCTTGTAATTATAATCAACAAGCAACCGAAAATGATGACTCATGTATATATTGTGATACTCCAGAGGGAGAAGAATTATGTAATGAATATCATGGCGATAGCACTTATTGGGAGTTTTATAGTAATCTATTCGACTGTGATGATGAAGTAATATATACTCCTGACGCAGGTGGATATGTTTCATTTGTAAATGCAGTGTGTGATGACGGGATAGTTTCTAACGAAATTAGTATAATAGTAGTTAACCCTGATACGGGTAATTTTAATTCAAATGACACATTATTTGTGTATTGTGTAGAAGTACCTGAATTAGGTCTTGATACTTGTTTAAATGGTAATTTAAACGGTACTGATTGGATTGAACCTGGTGGGGGTCAGTTAATATGGACTATTAATGTACCTGATTTTATAACTCAACTAACAATTAATGTATATGATGTTGAAGGTGAGATTGATGAATATTCATATAACAATACGTTCTTATACTTAAATAATATAAGTGACCCCGATGTATGTCTTGTTTTAGGATGTACAGACCCAATAGCGGAAAATTATAATCCGTTAGCAACTGAGGATGATGGAAGTTGTGAATATATGGTTGATTTATCATTAGATAGTATAACTATAAACGAATACTGTGACGGATTTACCCCATACTGGGTTCCTACGTTACATCTAAACAATCTAACCAATCCCGCGATAAATGAATACTGTATTAAAGTTCAAGTCTTAGGACAAACAAACGACACTATTTGTTTTAATGCGATGGGTACAACAATAAACTCATTCGGTGATATCTCTATTGAGTGGCCTAACCCCATATACTCATATGGTGTTGTTAGTGTACACGTTTTAGACGTAAATGGTGAGAGTCCTAACTCATGGGAAAATTTCGGAGAAGATGATAATATTAGTAATAATATACTTGTCCTTACAATCGGAGATTCCGGAATTAATTGCAATGTTGCGGGATGTATCGACGATACTGCTAATAACTATAATCCTGACGCAAATGTGGATGATGGTAGTTGTACTTACGATATATTCGGATGTACCGATGAAAGCGCTAATAATTACAATCCCAATGCGAATTTAGACGATGGTACATGTACGTATGATATTTATGGTTGTACAGATGAAGAAGCAAATAACTACAACTCAACAGCTAACGTGGACGATGGGTCTTGTACTTATGACGTTTTCGGCTGTACAGACTCAACCGCAAATAATTATAACCTCTTAGCTACAGTCGATGACGGTTCTTGTGAATATGATGTATTTGGGTGTACTGATGAAAGTGCTAACAATTATAATTCACTTGCTAACGTGGATGATGGTAGTTGTACTTACGATATATTAGGGTGTACCGATTTAAACGCTAACAATTATAATATGTTCGCAAATGTAAATGATGGGTCATGTGAATATGACGTGTTTGGATGTACTAACATGGACGCATTAAATTATAATTTTGAAGCGACGATAGAAGATGGTACTTGTGTTTTTCCTAGTCCTTGTGATGAATTCGACGGTCAGGCATTTGCACCTAACGCATTTAGTCCTAATAATGACGGTTTAAACGATTCTTGGGGGGTAATAACCGACGAAGAGTGTTGGAACACATGGGAAGTATCTATTTTCAATAGATGGGGTCAAGTGGTCTTTAAAATCGATAACCCTAATGGAAGATGGGATGGAAGTTTTAATAATGGTGGGCATTACGTACAAGACGGAGTTTACGCTTACACAATTAGGGCAGTGGCATGGAATTTGGAGGTCTTGGATACGAGTGGTTATATAACCGTTCTCAGGTAAACAATCGATTAAATAAAAAAGTGACCTTCGGGTCACTTTTTTTTATATAAGAAAAAAGGACTGACACCGCCAGTCCTTTTCATAGATTTAATTTTACCCCCTTTTTTTAAAAGTTTATGAGAAGACCTTATCTCTAATGCCTCTCAATTTCGAGTCCATATTTGACTCAATGGAATCCAATAAAGATTCCAACGCCGTTGTAAACTTATCTTCAATATCTCTTTTAAATCTATCGTTATCAATTTGCTTCATCACAATTTCTTTTGTCGTATCTGTAAGTCCTTCTAAGTATTTTTCTTCAAATTCTCTTGTGAATACATCGGCGATACTTCTCGGTAAGAACTTCTTATCCGTAAATATTTTAGAAAATTCCTCTTCTTCAATTTCTGATATTGTCTGAGACAATACATCCTTTTCAAAACCATCAATATTAAGTTTACCCTCTAAAAAAAATAATAACTTATCTTTTAACGTGTCTATAACTTTAGAACCATCATCACCCATAATACCTTTAAGTGTCATAATTAAATCTTCATTAACTACGGATTCACTAATACCCATTTTTATCAAATGATTAGCCTCTAAAAATAATTTATTAAAGAATTTGGTGGTATGAATTTTAGAATTAAAGTTAACAGACTCAGATATAATACCTAATCTTCCTTTAACAATTTTAGATTCAGTAAGACTATTAAGTTTTTTAGTTTCTAATTCTATTAGATTCTTTTTAACTATGTGTTTTAGACTCATTTTTCTTTGGGTTTCCACGCATTTATTGATTCTGTGAATTCCTTACTATTAACTCTCACTCTTTCATAAATATCTGAGTTTTCAGGTTTTTTAAGTTTAAAACCTTTTTTTTTTAAGTTTTCTAAAAATTCCTTCTGAGACTTCGTAAATTCGTTTGTAAGACCTTCCCCATTTAGTAATGACTGTAAACCTTTCTTTTCTTTACCCTTCATAACCTCTTCAAAAGGTTGTTCTTTTTTCATCGATTGATTATGTGTGTTGATATAACTATCTCTTTGTATTTCCTCTTTTTCTCCCCCTCCAAATTCAACTTCAGGTATCTTATCACCACCGACTATCTTAAAATCTCTATAATCAGGACCCTCATTATTAGTAATGGTAAAATATATTATACCACCGTCCAATAATTTACCTAATCCATTCATCTGAGAATTAAAAGGAAGTTCAATATTTGCATTATTATAGTAAGAACCCAATCTAACGACAGGTTCTCCCGTTTTTTTATCTTCACCTTTAGCGACTACTACTGACCTAATAAATGCAATGTCTTCAGGATATTTTTTCATTAAATCCATAAATTCTTTATTTATTTCTTCACGGTCTTTATCTGTAAAAACTACTTTTTGTTTTCCTTTGTCATTTGCAGTATAAAAATTAAATTCTTTTAACTTTTCATCTATTTTTTCTGGTATTGAATTTTCCATTTCATTTTCTTTTAATACGTCTTTTAACCCTTCATTAACTTTATTTGTACACCAATTAGAATCTGAAAATTCTTGCCATGAACCACTACTCGGCGGGTCTATAAAACCCCATTTTCCACCTCTTTCTTCTATCGGTAACGGTATATTTTTTCTACCTGTTTGTGAATCAGCAAAAAAGACAATTCTCTCATCTTCGTATTGACTGTTTGGTTCTCTTTGAACGAATATTAAAGGCCAAACTCTTCCACAAGGTATACCTTTCAAGTAATCGACCACATCTCTAAATTGTTGATTTACAGTTGAGCTTACACCGCTTTTACCTAAATTTAATTTCTCTTTTTTTAACTCTCTACCACTTTTTTGTCTTGCGGGTGGTGATGGCGGTGTTCCTCCTGGGGTAGGTGGTGTTGTAGGAGATGGTGTAGGAGATGGTGTAGGTGGTGTAGTAACACTATTAGAACATCCACTTCCTCCGACATATTTTACGTATGCACTACCACTACGACTATTTGAACTACCGTCTATCCATAGGTCATAACATTGGCATTCCCCATTTATAATTGTTTTCCATTCATTTTCTGATTTTGGTCCTACCCAATCACCATAAGTCCAATTATTATTTCCTGGCAAACTTATAGAAGGTGGTTTAGTTATTTTAGTGTCTCTAACATTCCATACACAATTAGTAGATTGTTCTTTTAAAATCATTTTAATCAATTATTAAACTCATCATTATCACAGATAAAATCTGTTCCGTTGAATTCCCACCAATATTTTTGTCCTGAACCTGGCGCTCCACTTCCTCTATTTCGGTGCCAATATGTACCATCATCATCTCCCTTTCCGACATTTGAATATATGATGTCTTTATCTCTTAGGTACGACTCAAAAGACTGTTCGGTATCTTGATATCCCACTACTGAAGCCTCAGTATTTTCAATACTTTCTTCTGTAATACCATCCATGGCATCTCTCACACATTCTGGCCCTCCACCGTTATAATAACACACTAAGAATTTAGTTAGTGGTCCTCTAAGTACGGGCATATAACTTAGTATTCCACCTTCACTAGCTGAGGATAATTGATTAAGTATAACACTAGTCGCCCACGACCACCAACTTCCTTCCTCTGTTTTCCATAGTCTGTCCACATCAAATCCGGCAGATTGACCTAGAAGTTTCATAATGTCAAGTAGGTAAATTATTGCGGATGCCGTTACAGGTGCAGTAAATGTTGTAAATGCCGTTCTAAGTAAGGTTAATAAAGTACCTTTTTTACCACTACTTGATTGTATTATTTTTCTATTTAATGACCTAAAAGTTGCTAAGTTTCCGTTAATACCATAAGCTAGAATATTACTTATCGCCCTCTTAATACCTTCCCAAAACGTTTTCTTGCTTCTGAGCATACCTATAATACGTCCTGTTTCGGTAAAGTCCTCAAACATAGAGTGTAAAATACCACCAGGTTTACTCTCTGAACCAATATCCCATACCGCCTGTATACCTCTTGCTTCGACTAATTCTTTTAGATTTACCTTTAATTCGGCAGGTATATCCTTACTTCTCCTTATTTTTTTATAAAACTCGTTTGCGGCGTTATTTTGTTTTACTTCTAAAACATTTAATTTTTCCAATATTTTTTGAGCATCTTTAGGTGACGATTCATCCGAACTATTTCGTATAAGTCTATCTAAATCTTGTTGTACCTGTATATATGTTTTTTTCCTATCGGCTAAAAACCTTGCAGTCTGTCTTAATTCTTTGGCAAACCCAGGAATATTATCAATAAAATTACCTAAACGACCATCTACATCAGGAATAGTACCGTTTAACATTCTTATTTTTGCTGATTTGTTTTGAGCATTTTTAAATTCATCACTTCGTACCGTGTTTAAAACTCTTTCAAGTTGACCTTGAATTCTCGAATACCCTCCAGTACCTATGTGTTCGTTTGTTGTTAAATACTTGTCTAATAATCCATCTAAAAGAGCTTCTATTGAGGCTCTTGTAGTATCATCAGCTTTTTGATATTTAGGTATTAATACATTAAATACGTACTCACTCATATATGTGGGGTCATTGTTTCTCATAAACATGTGCATTGCCGCGGCGTCCATATTAGGAATAGTACGTTCTAACTGATTAATAAAATCCTCACCTTCCAAATAAACCAATTCGCGACTTCCTGGAGTATTACTATCAAATACGTAACCTTCTTGATTATCAACTACCCTTTTAATTGCGTCACTAGTGAATATCATTCCATCATGACCCTGACCTTTAAAACGCTTAACCAAATCTTTAGCGACACGTTTTAAACCTCTCCTTTCAATTAATAAGTTGTTATCAGTATTTAAATCATAAAGATTTAAAATATGATTTTTTTCTGTTTCACTTATAAGTATTTTACTCATCTTTATTAGTGTTTTCGTCTTTTATAGGTACCTCAATACCTAATGATTTTAAATCGGTTTCGAGCAACTTATTAAACTCTTCGTCTCCCATATCCTCTAACATGTTATAAGAGTCTTCAATTTGTTGGTCAAACGCCTCAAATGAATTGTCTGATGGGTCACATGTTAATACCTCACCGACAAAGTACATACCAAAAACTGCCGACATAATTGATGATGTTTGTGCAACAGCATCACCTAGTGTAGAAAATATACTACTTGTATTTAACACCTCTTGTATTTTTTTTACGGAATCTGATAAAAACGGTATATTGAGTTCCTCAAGTTTTGATGCTAGTTCACCTAATTCGTCTCCAAGTTTTGATACTTTTGAGAATATGTCACCTCCTGTTGATAAAAGATTATATAACATTAATCTTTCGTCGGCAGATAAAGCTTTTTTTGCTCTTATAAGTGTACTAGCTTTGACCTCGCCGCTTAGGAATTTAATCATCAATACCATTATTCTAGCAACTTTAGAAATTCCCGAAGTCCCTAATTTTTGTATCAGTATTCTAAGTCCTTTTCCTGCAGCATCACCTATAACAGGAATTAATCCAATTGTCATAGAAATGACTGCACCTATTTTATCCCCTTTATTCCATAAATCCTTCGCGTGTAAAAATTCAATAGACATACCCGCAGCAATACCTACAGGACCAAAAGCCATTAATAGACCCGCTAAAACGTCACAGAGTAACTCTTCAGATTTATATTCAATCCAGGGTATTTTAAATAAACCCGCAAATGGACTATTATCACCACATAGTGCGGACGCCAACTCATCTACTGTCATCTGAGGATGGAAAACTAGTTTTTCGTATTCATCAATATTCATTCCTAATTCTTTAGCGTTTCTACTTGATATACCGTATTTTCTGTCCATAAAAGAGTCAGGTTGTTCTAACAGTGATTTAGACCTATCATAATTCATAAGTCTATTAATTTCATTAATTTGTATAGATATGTTATTACTCATTATTTATAAATATGCCTTTAATCAATATTAAGTTAAGGTATTAGATTTATCTCTATTTATTCCTGATTCCCATTTACTGTTTTGGTCAATCATATTTCCCTTACCTCTATTAATATTATTTGACCATACAGTTATAGTTATTTGATTAGCGGGTCCACGAGTTAAACCTGTTTCCCATGTGGTTACCCCTGCATTTGTTGAGGATGAGTCACCTCCACCATCAGTTGTACTTCCACCAGTATCTCCACCTGCATCATCTTGTTCTGTCACTTCCTCATCTGCGGGAAATTCTTCTTCACCATATATTTCAGGATGTTGTAATCCATATTTTTTAAGTAACTCACCAGCAACCGCGTTTGCTTCATCTTCTATAGGTCCACCAACATTCTGTATTTTACCTTTTAATTCACCTTCTTCATTTTGATGGTGGTGTACTAATTCGTGCGCTACTGACCTCATAATGTCTTGTAGTGCCCTTTCTTTAGTATATACAGTAACCTCTGCATTTTCTATATCTGCATTTTCACCATCTTCATATCTGTAAACTGCAGTTGTCTCTACTTTAGACTTATCTTCAGTATAATCAATATTGACCTCATTTTTTATACCTAATTCTTTTACGACTAAGTCAACAAAGTTTTCCAAATGGTTTCTATCTTCTGAAGGAAATAAAGATTCACTTTCAGTGATGTTCATTAGGTTTTTAATACGAATTATATTTTCTTGTAATAGACTCATATGTGATAAATATGGAGTAAAATTTGTTTATCTAATACAAAGTATTTATATTTGTATATGAGTAAATTAAAAAACACATTCCTTAAGACATTTTTCGAAGTATCTAAAATTATTGTGGGTCCTTTTAAAAAAGAAACTAATACTTTTAACTGGTGGTTTTATCGTAAATATAGTATTAATCGTCTTAAATGTATGTCAGATGAAGAGTTCGCAAATCATATCAGAAAAGAACTATGGGATTTGTCTACTGAAAAGAACAAGAAGGAACTGTAATTTTTTTTTCACTTGTTTTATTGTTTATTTTTATTACAACAGATATTTCATGAGCACCACCTGTGGTGGGACCTAATTGTGATATAGTAACATCATAATTGTAAAAGAACATTAATTCTCCCGTATCTACACCCATATTTAATAATAAAGCATCCCTATAAGAGTATCCTTCTACAAGTCTTAACCCACCACCAAATAAGAACTTACCTTTTCTAATATTATTATTTAATGTTAGTTGTGTGAACTGACCTTGTCGTAGTATTGAAATTGATGGTGTGTAAGTCACGTCTTCATTCCTATCGGTAGATTTATCTAAGGGTATTATCACCCCTCCGTGAATATTATATTTTACTGGTAAGTAACTTTCTCCATATATTAACGTTTGGTTCGGTTGGTTTATATGTGACACACTAAATCCTGCAAACCATTTATGATTAAATAAAAGTATTCCTGTACCTACATCAAAATAATTAACTTTAAAGTTATTTAAAAAAGATTCATTTGTGTAATTAGTAAACGCGACACCGTTAAAAGAATCTTCAAAGAACAGTTTTTTACTATCTATGAAATTTTGCTTATAACTAAATTCCAAACCAAATTTAATATTTAAATTATTAGTTAGTTTTTGTTGATTACTATAATAGGTGTTAAATGAATTTAATGAGTATATTCCATTGGCGGACCTATCATTCATCATTAATATACCGAAACCACTTTTCAAATCTCTAATATATTGTTCGTAAGTTACAACGCTAGTTACGTATTGACTACCTAATGATGGCCAATGATTTCTATATGTCATACTTAACTCAGGACAATTCCTTGACCCAGCGAATGCGGGATTCAAGTACAAAACACTACCGTTTATTTGTGAAAATGAAACGTCTTGAGAAAAACCTATTGCAAACAAACTTAAAAACCCAAAAATTAATAAAATCTTCTTAATCATACCTATAAATATCAAAAAATATGTCTATTTATTTGTAGATTAACTAAATATACTTATATTTGTAATATGAAACACTACCTCACCCTTTTATCTTTAGTTTTACTCTTCTCAGGATGTTATCAATATGCGGAACATACCTACCCTACTATGGACGGCACATATATCCTTAGGTCTATTACTGTAAACAGTACAGATATATTAAATTCCGAACTTGTAGACGACGACCCTCTTTCATTAATCTACCCTAACCCTATTGGTCCTTTGGATTCCATGAAAGTAAATAAGAGTCGTATTAGTATTAGTGGTGACCGTTTATTTGCTGGATACTACTTAGAAAATGGAGGAGACCATTGGAGAGTAGAATATCCAGTTAATATTACTCAAGACTTCGTTACAGGTCGATGGGTTAATATGAATGTTTCTTATAATACCCCACAACTTAACACGTATCGTCATTACGTAATTATAGAGGATGGTTTAGAATATTTAATTTTAGAATGTCCAAAACAATATCCAGAGGGTGTTGAAGGTAATGAATATAGTTATTCATTAACTTTTTATAGGGAAGGACCTTAATCTAGAAGGTTCTTAACCTGTTCTATATTCTTAATGAATTTTTCTGGGTTATCTATCGCCCATTGTTTAACAGACTCAGGTAGGGAAGATTTTTTTAGTTCCTGAAGTACTATTTTAACCTTATCCTTACCTATAGACTCATTTATTTCGTTACTAACCATTACGTCACCTAACATACTAAACAGCTTATGTTTTAGTTGTGGAGTTGGAGCAACAAACGTAATCTCAAAACCGTTATCGTCAGCCCATCGAATTAGTTCGTCTCCATTTAAAAATTGTTGTCTTTTTTGTGGAAATTTATCTACAAGTTTAGATGGAGAAGCTACTACCGAAACTATTTTTAAGGTGGGTGTAATAATTATTGCAATTTTTTGCTCATCCATACCAAAAAAAACTTGTTTAGTTAAAAATATTCTACCTAAAAGTTTAAGAATAAAGTCTTCATAAGAACTTTTCTCTCTTTCAGGTTTATTCGGAACATTAAATGAGCCGGATTCGTTAAGATATTTTTTATCTGCCATCACATCTATAAATATGCGTTACCTATAATCGGCGTCAGGTAATTTAGTCTCATAAATTAAATAATATTCATTTAAAAATGAAACTAAATTATCGTTGTCAATAAAGAAGTCGTCCTCCTCTTCAAACCCTAAATCCCAATCATCATCCATATCACTAAAAATGTCAAAAGAAGTAAAGTTTTCTCCATACCCAAAATCCTGTAAGTATTGAAACTCTATGGTATCAGACCTAACTAAATCTTCTCCATCATTTCTTAATCTAAATTCTACCTCAACAACGTTATTGTCTTTATTAATAAAGTTTGTTATTATTTCTACGACTTCCATTTTTTTATTTTAAATCTTTTATTTTATTACAAATATCAAAAAAATCATGAAAAGACAATTATTAATAGACGAATATTCATTTAACGATGGAGAATTGAATATAATTTTTCAAGATGGGGATAAAAATTACCGAGAAGATAACATAGATGAAGATATTTTCGAATCTTATATTACCGCATCAGGTAGATTAGAAGGGTTTGAAGATATGTGGGATGGGTATAGTGAGTCTCATTATACTAAAGACTATATTATGGACTATTCCTACTGGTTAAGTGAAATTTGTGAGAGTAGTGACATTTTAGATTTTATTTACTATTATTACGAAAGTAATAAATTACCTAAAATACTTGAAGAATGAATTTAATCTCCACTTCCTTTGATAACGTATATCTTATTGAGGAACCTGTCCATACTGATGATAGGGGTTTTTTTATGGAAACATGGAATGAAATAGGATACTCTAATAGAAAGTTACTTAAAGATATACCTTCACTAAAAGCAATACAGAATGACGATTCATTATTCTCAACTCTGTTTGTTCAAGATAACCTATCTAAATCAAAATTAGGGGTCTTTAGAGGACTACATTATCAAACAGGTGACTTTCCTCAGCCCAAATTAGTTAGAGTATTAAAAGGGTCCGTAATCGATTTTATAGTTGATTTGAGAGAGGATTCTAAAACCTACGGTAAGTTTGAGTTTTTTGAATTAAATGATAAAAATAATATGAGTTTATTTATTCCCTCATACTTCGCTCACGGATTTTTATCTTTAGAAGACGATACTCTTCTTTCTTACAAGTGTGGTAGTTATTACAGTAAAGAAAGTGAAGGAAGCGTAAATTATAATGACCCAGTCATCAGACATGTAATTAACAATAAAGACACAATTAAAGACGTTATAGAAATTAACTTACCTCATCATAATGAAAAAGATTTACTCATATCTGATAAAGATAAAAACGCACCAAAATTCCTTTATAGAAGGCATGAATGAATATGAATTGTTTTCACATACAGAAAAAATAATTGATTCTTTAAATAAAAAGGAACAATGCAATTCAACTTTACGATATATAGAGTTGTATTATAAAAGAACTGAAAATTTTGTACTATACAATACTTTGTTACGAAAACTTAATAATAAAAAATCCCTCCTAATGTGAGGGATTTTTTATTTAGATAAATTTCTTAAATCTATCAAACATTTCTACTATTCGTTCTTTTTGTTTTATAAAGTCTTCCATTAGGTCTTCGTCAACATCTTCATATGTCTCACCACATCCTTCACACACATCTTCCTCCTCAACCTCTTCGTATGTTTCACCACATCCTTCACACACATCTTCCTCATCAACCTCTTCGTATGTTTCACCATCCATGGAACCGTCTGAATTGAAATTATAAGCCCCCATTTCACCACTATACTTTTCCTTACCGTCTAAGTCTTGATTCATATCTGAATCAACATCATCATACTCGGCAGCACTCATCTCACCCCCAAACATTTGCATGATGGAATCAATATCCATACCATAAGAATCGGAAATATCAGTTGTAGAGTCATCAAATTGTTCAGGACCTCCAGATTCAAAGTCGTAAGCTGATTCTACATCTGACACATCCATATCATCAGCCGCGTATTCTTTAACTTCCTCCTGTAATGATTTACACTTTTCACTATTCATGTTTAAGAATAATTGAGCCTGTTTCTCTGGTTTTCCACCTTCTTTTCGGGCTTTTTCAACACAGTCACATGTAACTTCACCCCCACAGTATTCAGTAAAACTACCTTTATCCATATCAACTTTCTGAATCCAATCTTTATCTTCTTCACTAACAACAGATTCGTTAACCAAATGATTTTTGTATTGACCGACCTCACCTCTGTTGTTAACGGTAATACCTTGTGAATCTGATGGACCTTCGTCCTGTAATAATGGTTGTGGACCTGATGGAATATTACCAGTAGCATATCCGTTGTAGAATGCTGAGTGTTGCTGAAGGATTGAATTTCTCTCTTCGTCTGACATTGTAGAATAACCTCTCATGACTATTTTTTTATATAAATATGTTTTACTTACAGAATAATTTGACATCTTAAATAAAGATTTGTATGTTTAAAACAAAAATGGATAAAACTAAGTACTTCGATTTTGCTGAGGGAGCTGTAATGTTAGATGGTTTTGATGACTGTGTAATAGGTATTTCAGAGTCTTTCGGAGAAGAACCTCGTCTTATATACTCCAAAATACAGATAATAAAAAAGTTAATGGAGGATATGACAGAAGACGAAGCTGTTGAATACTACTACTATAATATAGTTGGTGGTTATTTTGGTATACAAAACCCGATTTTCATTCAAGATAATTTGGATTAATTGGTATAAAGTCGTATATTTGTTTTCACAAAAGAGAATAATATGACTGTACATGAACTTAGTGACTACTTCAACCAATCTCCGAACATGGCAAAAGTTTATAAAGAACATAAGTCCATCGGTCGTTTGATTCGTAGTAATATGTTTAAGTACTCTAATCCTCGTCGTTGGAATAATAAGGACTTGACTTATAAAATCACGTACATTAAGGTCGACAAGAGTGAAAATTTAATAGTCAATCTCAAAGTCTCAGGTACGATGGGTAATAATTGGGGTGGAGAAAAGGGGACTTGTGTTACTGAATATGTTAAAGTTAATTTCTCAAGTTCCCGTAGACGTAATGATGATATTCGTAGGGCGGTTCGAGAAGATGTTCAAAAGTTTTTCCGTCTTTTCGGTATGGATAGTTATAGGGTTGAGATTGGTAAGATTAAAGTGTGTAAAGAACTTTAAAGTTTTACCGTAAAATACTTAAAAGCTAACGGACCTAATTTCCTCAATTCTCGGTTAATATTATTAGTAGTTAACTCTTGCTCTTTATCTTGTAGATTTCTAAATGCTACTGATATCATAACCTGTTGTGACTTCTCTGCAAGTTGCAACAGGTTTTCTTTTTCATCCTCATCTTCAATTTGTTGGTAACTACCCTGTAATTCTTGTATCTTTAAATATTTTTCCAAGAAGTCTCTACCGCTCCAAGTAAAATCAGGTGATTGCATCATATTAACAATACCACTATCTCTTAACGCCTTTAAAAAATCAAAGATATAACCACCATTATCCATTTTTAGAAGGGGTAGTAATGGTTTCATTTCATCAATAAAATTTTCATTAATTGTTGTAATAGACTCAGGATATGTATCACTAATAGTACCCTCATTTTTATCGGGGTAATCTGAATTCTTTAATATATGTCTAAGTAAGTTTAAAGAACCAATTCTTTTGTCGTTAGTATCCACAACAGTCCAAGGAACCTCACCTTTACCCAAGTCAAAAACTTTTTCTTTGTATTCTGTATAGTCATCCCACTTTTCTAAAGACTTTTCATCATTAGGTGAAAATTTCCAATATTTTAAAGGCGAAGACTTTCTTAAATCAAATCTTTTTTCTTGTGTTTTAGGTGTTATTGATAACCAAAACTTATATAAGTCAGTTCCCCTACTAACTAAAGACTTTTCAAAATCATTAACATTATTCATAAACCCCTCATATTCTTCATCAGTTCCATATCCCATAACTGGTTCCACAATTCCTCTGTTATACCAACTACGGTCAAAAAAAGTAATTTTACCAGGTTCAATATGTTGTTCATATCTTTTAAACCAATCCTCCCTTTCTTCAGGTGTTGGTATTCCCAAGGCAACCACATTAAAATATTTTGGGTCTAAATATTTAGTTATGGTTCTTATCGTTGAGCCTTTACCTGCAGTGTCTCTACCTTCGAATACTACTGCGATAGATTTACCTGTCTGCTTGATGTGTTCTTGTAATTTTAATAACTCAACTTGTAATGGTAGTAACTCTTTTTTAAATTGTTTTTTACCTATGGAAGATATCTCAGGCTCCTCGCCTCCGTAAACTAACTCATCTTCAACATTAAAATCATCATCTTCAAATTCTGACGATTTTCTATTACCGATAGAATTAACTAAGATTTCTAAATATTCTCTGGCGTTTATTCTTGGGTTACCTGATTTTAAAAATTTTCTTTCTAAGTTTCTTATTACTAAGTTGTTTATATCCTCATCTTTTAGTTGAGATAGTAAATCTTCCATTTCTGACGGGTCAATATCTTTACTTCTTAATACGTTAGATAAATCTTCTTTAGATTCATCCATTTGACTGGGAAGGTCTATCAATCCTTTATCTTTCATTATTCTCGCCAGTCTATCTCCATATAAATCAATAACTCTTTTTAAGAATAAATCAGGATTTTTTCTAATATATTGAATTATATCAAACCTGACATTTTTAGAGTATTTTCCAAATAAGTCTGATATTTTGTCGTCTTTTCTATACGAGTCTTTACGATAAAACAGGTTTTTTATTTCTTTATTACTGACCTTAGGAAACGTAATAATTTTACAATCACCTCCAACCTTACCCTGTGGTAATGAAATACTATTTACACTTTTCCCACTTTTATAATTATTAATAACTAAATCAATTAAACTATCGGTGTCATTTAAACAATATGAAATATATTCATCATTTAAAATAGAAAAAATCCATTTTAGTGACTTTTCTTCACCGGACACCGCACTCTTCCCCTCTGTTTCTCCTACAACGAAAGATACTTTCATCATTAGTTTTTTATATGGATTAAACTCATCATCTTTATCCATTAAATCTATAGGTCTTTTTAAATCATCTATTTCATACCCATCCTCAACCATTTTAATTTTTGCGGCCTTAAACCCACTAGATAATGAACCTAAGTCAAATCGTTCACCTGGTTGTGTCAATTTAACTGAGTAATAATCCTCACCGATTTTTATATCTTCTTTTCTTTGAGATATTATAGGTTTACCTCCTGTAAGTCCTGCTAATAACCCTTCAAAATTAAATCCTCTACCGTCTTTATCTTTTTTAAATGATAAGAAGTACTCATAAAATCTAATTTTATCAACTAATCTTTTTAATGTGTTTTCTAAATCAATATCTTTATTAATGTCAAAAAATGTTAGTCCTTCACTACTTAAAATCTTTTTTATCACATTACTTGAAGACATCTTTGTTTTTGGTATCGGACCTAACGTAGACATTATTTTACTTAGAGTTGTTGATGTCGCGTCTATTTCTTCTTTAATTACATCTTGATTTTCTTTAACCCACACATCTTCATCACCAACTAAATTAAGGGTTCTACCGTTATCCCACTCAACATAATATAATGGTTCATTGCTCCATGGGTCAGACCCAATACCAATAACAGTACCTTTAGTGCCGACAGTTATTGGGGAGTAAGGGTCACTCATAACAATTAAAGTGACTCTATCACCTTTTTTTAAATTTGGGTTAATATCCATACTCATAAAAAATACCTTTTATCATAAATATACTAAATAACCTAATATTTATATTTATAATATAAAGTTATGAAGGTAATTTTAACTGAAAGTCAATTTAACACGTTATTAAAAGAGAATTACAAGGAGAAGGTCGGAGGTTCTCTAATGAATCTTAGTAAATTCTCAAATAAAGTAGTCAGAGACGCGTCAAACCAACTAAAATTTGATTTTAGATTTTTAGTCACTTATGGTGCAGGTATAGGCTCTATACTACAATCGGTATTTGATTATTTAGAAGGTAACTTTACAGGTCTGAGTGAAACTCAGTTAGCGGGATTGGCTGTTATGGCGGTAGGGGTTGTGTTTTTTGAAAATAAAGATTTAAAGTCTCAAATAAAAAATATTGAGTCGATGGGTTTAAGTTCTGAATTAGATAACGTTGTTAGTTATACTCAAAATTTAAAAAATAAATTTTCTAATATTTTAAGGGTTTTAGGTTTGTCTATTCACAGAACATCAAATATTATATCATATAGTTTTTTAATACCATTACTCTCTATTATTATAGAAATTGTAACATTACATGGTGTTGAATCTTCCCAATTTAGTATGTTAATTGAGAGTTTATTAACATCGGGTCTTATTGCCGTAGAGGGTGTAGCGTTAAGAGATATATTAATGAAGGCTGGCGATATTATTAGTCAAAAGACTGTTAATCAAAAGTAAATTCTTTATCCACTACATAGTAAAAGACATCCATAGCCCAATATAAGTTTTTGACTTTACCCTTCTCTCTTTCTTTACTTATTTTTTTAATCTTCTCTTTATCTCCTGAGATTACTCCAACAATTTTTTTACCACTAGGTAGGTCTATATGTTTATGAGTATTAATCGATATTGGTTCAGGTTTATCAAAATCCTTTAACCTCTTCACTAATTGTTTTTTACTCCCACCATATGATAACCTACGAGTTTTACAATAATTTTTTAATTCTACTAATGAAAGTGAGTTATAATCCATAAAGACTAAATTACTAATTTAATCTCATAATTCAAAATCTTTTTTTAATTGTTCAATATCCATTCTAAGTTTTTCATCTCTTTCAATAGAATCTGTAGCACTTTCAAAGTCTACGTCTTTTTTGTTTTTAGATGAATAATCAGTATCGGTAGAATATGCTTTATTATGTGAACCTCCCGAATCTAACCCCTTTTCTAATCTAATTAATCTTTTATGTATTTCCTTAATAGAATTTTCTACATCTGACCAATTTTCAATACTTTGTAAAATTATAGTATCTGATAAAAATTCAGGTAAATCATAATCAACAACGTCTGATGTATTCCCGTAAAGACCTTGTTCTTTAATAGTCTGTATAATTACTTTATTTAGTTGGGTTTCTGTTAATTTAATTTTCATCTTACTTTATATTTTTCTTTGTACTTATTAGTTAAAAAAAGTACTAGTTCATTAATATCTTCGTTATTTAGATTATGAACATTTTTATTTCTATTAAACCAATCCCTCATTGTTTTTTCTATCGGTTCTTTTCTAAGTTTGTTTACTCTTCTAAAACCTTTTAACTCTGCGGGTATTTCATGTGGCTGTTTATAATACTCTTTATCTTTAGGTCTATCATCTGAATTATCCTCAAAAGGGTCTTTTTCATCATCTGGACTTCCCCATGAGGTTTGATAAACGTGTTCTAATTCGTGCGCAATTATATCATTTAAATCCGCAATTACATCATATAAAATTTTAGGTAAACCATTAGGGTTAATTATAAGATTAATTGTTATTGTATCACCCTCATCAACTGTCTGACCATCAATTAAGTAACCGTCTTTTAGGTTAGGGTCTAACTGATATGTAAATTCTACACTAAACTCAGGTATGTTTTTAAAGTCATACTCAAATTCTTCCCCGTCTGTTATTTTTTCAGGTAAGTAATGATTTCCTGTTTCTTTACTTTTAATAATATTAACTAATGTCCTAACAATTTCTCTTATAGGTGCGTCTGTAACTCTTCTTTCAACTACTAACCCTTCTATCAGTATCTTACCCCTTTCTTTCAAGTGTTCTTTAATTTGAAACACTAATTCTTCGACTATAGTATTTGGATTTTCGTCTTCATAAAATCCTGTTTTGATTCTGAAGTAGTTTTTACTCACTAAGGACTCTGCATAAGGAATGTTATTTGTCTTAACGACAACCATTTCCATTATACCATCATAATAATCTTTAAATTCTTCACTCATTATCCTCAAATATAATATCATTAATTTTTAATTCATAGTCTTCCATACCAATTAATCTTGCAAGTCTACCAAATTGACTATCCCAATTATAACTACTACTTTTAAATTGTTTTTTAAAAAAATCAAATAAATCTCCAAGTTTTGAGTCCACAACTAGTGTATTAATATCAGTATCACCTAATATGACGTTTTTTAATACAATATCGCAACTTAACGACTTATAAATTTTACCCATACTATTTATCACTGAAAACTTTTTAGGTATAAATTTAATTTCACATTTTATTTTCGTTGGTGTAGAAAATAAAAAAATCTCATCCTCCATATGTCTAAAGGTAGATAGTAGGTGTAACCTATCTTTAAAATTAACAGAATCTTTTTTTAACTCTTCAATAGTTTCATCCCTGTTTTGTATTACGTCTTTAGCGTAATAATCATCAGGTCGGTTATAAAGATAGTCGGGTAATTCAATGTCTAATTCCATAACAAATAAATATTACAAACTTTGTAACATTTCAATAAGTTTTGGATGTGGGTAAATATCAAACTTATCTTTTCTAAAATTAGTGTGTGACCATATCCCCGAACCACCCTCATTCGCTAATGGTTGGTAGTCAAAAGGTTTCCAATTGTTTCTTTTAGCATCTGTATATAACCTTAACGCATAATTAGTATTTCTACCATGTAATCCGTCTTCGAGTAGCATTTTACCATTCATACCTAAGTACCCCTTACTATTTAAAAATTTCTGTTGTTTAAGTATAGGTAAATCCTTTATTGTATCATCATAAGATTCAAATAATTCATTAATGCCCTTACACACGTCAATATTATATTTTTCAGATAAAGTAGATATCAAATACTTAATAGACGAGATTTGTTTATCTGTATAGTTGTGATAATATCTAAATCCTCTCCAATTTTTACCTAAATCAATTACATCTTCATCAGGTACTTTAGAATTGACATATGTGAAATATTGACCGTCTTGAGACCTCGTTAAAGGTCCGTAATTACATATTTCAATACCTATTGATTGTTTATTTAACTGTGAGTTGTTTGAATTTTTAGTCCCTAAGTGATGTGCCCAATATTTTAAATCAAAACACTCCACAATATTACCGTCCCACTTAGTGTCTCCATCTCTAGTTGATTTATTTCCTATTACAAAATGAGTCGCAACCCTTAAAGATTTACCTCCTTTAGTTTTATCTCTATCCCACGCATACACAACCCAATCAGGTCTATGACTACCAGCAGTATGATGTAGTACTATAGATTTCTTTTCCGTTTCATCCGGAAAAAATTCATCTTTTGGAAGGTGTAATTTATTTATCTTCATAATAATATTATTAGATTTGTCTTATATAATATAAATATGAAAAAAATAACTTTATTATTTAACTTATTACTTTCATTTACCACATTATGGTCTCAAAATGAAAAAAATATTGTTACGGATATTTTTATTGTAAAATATTCTGAAACTTTAGAGCAACCTACATTTATTTTTTATGAGGTAAAGTGCCCTAACGGTAATCAATCAAGAAGTGGTCTAAACTTTAAAAAATATGAAGGAGTACATACCTCGGATAATGACGATTACGTAGATAATATATGGGATAAAGGTCACTTAGCACCCGCAGCCGCATTTAACTGTGATTTAGAAACCTTAAAAAAAACATTTTCTTTTTTAAATTGTGCGTTACAGCATCAGTCGTTAAATAGGGGTCCTTGGAGAGAGTTAGAAGAGTTTGAGCGTAACTTATCTAAAATTTTCGATAAAGTTTTTGTTGAAATAACTTGTCATTTTAGTGAAAATTCGTTAGTATTACCAACTGGAGCAACAGTTCCTGACGGATTTAGTAAAAATATAACATTTAATAATACCATTGAATGTTTTTATTTTCCTAATTCAGATGTGTCAGGAATTGATTGGTCAGAATTTAGAATAACTAATAAATAAAATAATAAAAATTAAATTAAGTATGGGAAAAGTTATTGGAATCGATTTGGGTACAACTAATTCATGTGTTTCTGTAGTTGAAGCGGGTACTCCTATCGTAATAGTCAATTCTGAAGGTAGAAGAACAACACCTTCAATAGTTTCATTTAAAGATGGTGACCGCATTGTTGGAGATGCAGCAAAACGTCAATCTATTACAAATCCAGAGAATACAATATACTCTGTTAAACGTTTTATCGGTAGTACCTATTCAGAGGTTTCGAAAGAAGTTAAAAAAATGCCATATAAAATATCTAAAGGTGACGGTGGAAAAGTCATAATAAATGTTAATGATAGAGATTATGTACCACAAGAAATTTCGGCAATTGTTTTACAAAATTTGAAAAAAACTGCTGAAGATTATTTAGGAGAAAAAGTAACACAAGCCGTTATTACGGTACCTGCATATTTTAACGATTCACAAAGAAACGCAACAAAAGAAGCGGGTGAAATTGCTGGTCTTGAGGTACTTAGAATAATTAACGAACCTACTGCAGCTGCACTATCTTACGGTTTAGATAAAGAAGGAGATAAAAAAGTTGCAGTATATGACTTAGGTGGTGGTACTTTTGACATATCTATTTTAGATATGGGTGATGGGGTATTTGAAGTTTTATCCACTAACGGAGACACTCATTTAGGTGGAGATAACTTTGACGAGGTTTTAATTGATTGGATGATAAATAAATTTAAAGAGGAGTCGGGTATTGACGTATCTAAGGATTCTATGGCGATACAGAGACTTCGTGACGCATCTGAGAAATCTAAAATCGAATTATCATCGTCAAGTTCAACAGAGATTAATTTACCTTATCTCTCTGCAGGTTCAGAAGGTCCAAAACATTTTGTATGTAAATTAACTAGGTCTGAATTTGAAAGGATGGTAGAGGATTTAGTAAAGAAGACCATTTCTCCTTGTCGTAAGGCGGTAAAATCGGCAAATCTAAAAGTAGATGATATTGATGAAGTAATTTTAGTAGGAGGTTCAACAAGAATGCCATGTATACAAAATGCCGTTGAAAAGTTCTTTAAGAAGACCCCATCTAAAGGAGTTAACCCTGATGAGGTAGTCGCTATGGGTGCGTCTATACAGGGTGGGGTACTTGCTGGTGATGTTAATGACGTTCTTTTATTGGATGTAACTCCTTTATCTTTAGGTATTGAAACAATGGGTGGTATTATGACAAGGTTAATCGAATCTAACACGACAATACCCACATCAAAATCTCAGGTATTTTCAACGGCGGTAGATAATCAACCCGCTGTTGATATTCATGTATTACAAGGTGAAAGACCTTTATCTTCAGACAATAGAACGTTAGGTAGATTCCAATTAACAGATTTACCCCCATCACCAAGAGGGATACCTCAAATAGAAGTGACGTTTGATATTGACGCCAACGGTATTATAAATGTAAGTGCAAAAGACAAGGCTACTGATAAGGTGCAAAATATACGTATAGAATCAGGAAATGGTTTGTCAGATGAAGAAATTGAAAGAATGAAGAAAGACTCTTTAAAGAATGAGGAGTCTGATAATAAAAAGAAATCTGAGATTGAAAAATTAAATGAGGTAGACTCTATGATTTTTCAAACCGAAAAACAGATAAAAGAATTCGGGGATAAATTAAGTGACACAGACAAAGACAATTTAAATAATAGTTTAAGTAAATTAAAATCCTCATATGAGGAAAAAGATTTTAATTCTATTGACGAGGATTTAAATTTGTTAAATGAAACATGGTCATCAATATCAACAAAATTATACGAAAATAATAAAGAAGATGATTCTAATCAATCAGATTCTTTAGATGACGATATAGATGTAAATGATGTGGAATTTGAAGAAGTAAAAACACATTAAAATTAAATAAATAAAATTATGAAAGTTAAAAACGGAGACAGTGTCAAGGTCCATTATATCGGCACTTTAAATGATGGAAATGAGTTTGATAATTCATATAAAAGAGGTTCTACACTTGATTTCAAAGTAGGTGGAGGGCAAATGATTAAAGGATTTGATGACGCCATGGTTGAGATGGAAGTAGGTGATAAAAAAAGTATTAACATTAATCCTGAAGAGGCGTATGGTCCTCGTAGAGAGGAGGCGATAACTTCAGTCTCTAAAGATAATTTTCCACCTGATTTTGTAGCTAAAGAAGGTGAGATGGTACAGGGAAGTACAGAGAGCGGACAACCAATCACAGCGTTAATTTTAGAGATAAAAGATGATGAAATTATCTTAGATATGAATCATCCTTTAGCGGGAGAAGAGTTAAATTTTCAAATCGAACTTTTAGAAATAGTATAATTAATTTGTTTTTATTAATTATCATCTCTATATTTATCATGAAGATTTTAATTTAAATTTAAAATGAGTAAAATTTCTTATGATGACTATTTGGGTCATGACCCATTTTTTTCACCTTGTATACATTGTGGATGTTCTGAGTTTCATATGGATTGGGATGAAATGATTTACAAATGTTCCGATTGTCAGAAACCCATAGAATCAGAAAATAACAATTATGGAAAAGAAAAAAGACCCAAAGAAGGAGTTAAAAAATTTAAAGGAGAAGACTAGTCTTTTATACTGGAAAGTTGATTATTACAATACATCAGATATTGGATATCCAGATGAAGAAACCTATTTATCTAAAAAATAGGTATATGAAATTTGATACATCATTAAGAAAGAAAATAATATTTTTTATTTTCTTTCTTATGCCAGGAGGATTTATTCTATTGTCTATTATGCTTTTTTTTGATGAATTTATTTTAAACAGAAACCATGAAGAAATTAACCCTAAGTAAAATATTCTTTTTTTTAATTTTTATTTTCTCATTCCCTATGATTTCATATGAGAGAGCGAATAATATAGGGTTCAGAAACTTACGTATCAAACCTATTGAAACTAAAAGGGTTGTTCGAGTACCACAAAAAGTTGTTATCGGGATGATTCAAGTGGAAAGTAATGGTAACGATAGTGCTTACAATAAATCTGAAGAGGCTGTTGGTTGTTTACAGATAAGACCTATTATGGTAAGAGAAGTAAATCGTATTTTAAAAAAACAAGGAAAAGAACATAGGTTTAAAATGAAGGACAGGTGGGATAGAAATAAATCTTTAGATATGTTTTGGGTTTGGAAGGACTACCATCATCCAAACAGTGAAGATGAGGTAATTGCGAGGAATTGGAATGGAGGTCCCAACGGGTACATTAAAAAGTCAACGGAAAAGTATTGGGAAAAGGTTAGTAGTTGTTTGGAATATAAGTAATTGTTTTGTATATTTGTAAAACAGAACAGAACAAATGATTGTAGAAAAACTCACAACACGTCAGTACGGTAAACTTTTCAAACAACTTGTTGGTACTATTAAATCTAATAATAGTAACTTTGACGGTACTATTGAAGTTACTCGTCTTCGTAAATATGATGATGTTAATCCTCAATATCACGGTGGTGAAGTAGATATTATTTACCGTGGAACTATATTGGCGGCGAATGGTAGAAATTATAATGGAAATCAGTTTGGTGGTGGAAGAATTCGTAGATATTTTCGCGCCCAATTTGGTAACCATCTTGATATGTACACTCGCCCTTTTGGTATTGATAAAGTAAAAATTTGTAAAATAACATTTGAATAATGAAAAAGTATATTGTTCGTTTTTATGGGTGGGAGGAAGAGATGAATGGATTTAATCTTTCTCAAGAGCAAGCGGATAAGCTTGATGAAGCACTTGAAAGTGGTGAATATGAATCACTTGATAGTATCGGTATGGATATTGAAGAAATTCTTGGTGTTGAATTCTTTGAAGGTGACGCATTTTCTACGACTAAGGCAAATTACTTAACTGAAAATACATACGTTTATGTTTATGATGAAAATGAGAATGAACTATTCTCCTTTGGTTTGGATGAAATGGGTGATATTGAAGACCATAACGAAGAATACGATTATGAAGATGTAACCCAAATTGAGTTCGTTCCTGAAAAAGGTGGTGTTGAAAATACTCTTTTTGTTTCATCATCAAGTAAAGGAGGTCTTTATGAGTTTCATATTGAAAGTGACGAAGTACCAAAACCTGAAGATTTTTCTATTGTGACGGGCATGATTGAGATAATAGACTTATATTACGAGTTTATTGATAACGTTTACTTTAAGGGTGAAAAACTTGAAATTGAGGAATGGTTGGATAATCGTGGCAAAGGAATTTATCTACATTACACCAAACTTCAAGACCTTTATGATTTTTGGGAAAAAAATGGTATTAAAAATCCATACGTGGATTGACAATATTATTTTAATGTTGTATCGTAATACAACAGGAGGGATGCCAGAGTGGTTAATGGAGCAGTTTGCTAAACTGTCGTCGGTAACGACGCGTGGGTTCGAATCCCACTCCCTCCGCAAAAATTAAAAAATGAACTTTAAATATAACATATCAAACAATACAGAACATTTTGAATACACGGTGTATTTGACTGAAGAAGAATTCAAATCAATTAATTTCGAAAATTACTCAACTACATTTGGTTAAATGAATAATAAGTCATATATTTGTAGAACAAAACAAATAAACAATGTCAAAAGAAAAACTGTATCGTAGTTCAAATGGTGACTACCTTTACTTGTTCAACTGGAAATGTGGTGGGTTCAATGACGTGTGGGCACCCAATAAGCGTGAAGCTTATAAGCGTGTAATGAAGGAGCGTAAGGAGTCGGAGGAAAAATACCCTAATCATTCTAAACTTCGTCCTGACTATGATTCAATGCGTCGTTGCACTTATAGTGAATATCAGGAACAAAATAAAATGGGTTGGCTACTATCAATCTAATTATATGACTTCGTAGCTCAGTTGGTTAGAGCATCTCACTTTTAATGAGAGGGTCCTGGGTTCGAGTCCCAGCGGGGTTACTTCATCTACCTAAAATTATATCAACATGAAATATTAGCAATAACAAACAAATCAGCTTAATTTAAAATTTATAACTAATGTAAACAAAGACATTCTCTGAGTAGGGTAAGAATAAAGGAGAGTGTTATAACAAAACTTCTTGCGTGAGTTGGTAAGGTAGCAGCGCAAGTCTTGTCAGACGCTTACCAAGTCATGGACGAGTGGTGTAAGAAGGTTCCGTTCAAGTTAATGAGAGCGGGTAGACCCAAACAATGGTGGAGTACCAATCAAAATCTCCACTGAAATACCGATGTGGCGTAATTGGTAGCCGCGACAGTCTTAGGAACTGTTGTCGAAAGACGTGTAGGTTCGAGTCCTATCATCGGTACTTATATGGTGACTATAGTTCAGTTGGTTAGAACGTCTGATTGTGGTTCAGAAGGTCGTCGGTTCGACTCCGATTAGTCACCCATTATAAGGTCAGATGTCCGATTGGAAGGTGTAGGTACGCAATACCTATAACGGTGGTTCGAATCCATCTCTGACCTCAATTTGAATGAAAACTGTAAATTATGTATGACCCAAAACAAGACCCTGCCTTTACAAATAACCCTTATCTAACAGATTATGAATTTAATTATGATTTAATGATGGACCCATGTAGTAACCCAAATCCACCTTCATGGTGTGAAGACGGTACTGGAGGTCCTTGTAATAACCCTGACCACGGACCTTATTGTGATGGTGTTCACGCAGTACCATGTGATGGTGGAATTATGATGTTATTTCTTTCTGCAATATTTGGGGTATCATTAATCAAAAAAAGATTTGTTTTATCGAGATATATGTAGTATATTTATATTCGTTCTTTAACATATGCACCCCTAGCTCAGTTGGATAGAGCATCTGCCTTCTAAGCAGACGGTCACAGGTTCGAATCCTGTGGGGTGTACAAAAAATCTACAATAGATTTGGTAGTTCAAAAAAGTTACTTATCTTTGTAGTGTTCTTTACAGAATGCCCGGATGGTGGAAGTGGTAGACACGACAGACTTAAAATCTGTTTCGCCGAACGGTGAGTGTGGGTTCGAGTCCCACTCCGGGTACTAAGATAAAGTTCTTTGATGTGATGGTATAGTAAATAAGTAAAACTTTCGCTGATGACCCCTCTGCGACAAAAAAGGGGAACCAATACGGGGACGTAGCTCAATTGGTTAGAGCATCAAGCTTATATCTTGAAGGTCGGAGGTTCGATTCCTCTCGTCCCTACTAAAACTATAATAAAATGGGGGGTCGTCTCTTCGTCCTGATGTGTGGCGACCTCCCGATATAACAAATCGCGTGTGAGGTGAATATGGGGCTTCGGCCCCTACCTCACACACAACAAGCCGTGTAGTCGTGAAAGGAGTGGTGACTGGAAGCGACCTGAGTACTAGAAAACTCAGACCTGTGTGAAAGCAATCTGTGGGTTGGATGCGCCGACTAAGTAGTATCTTTTGATACCTTACCCTTATTCTAGTTTGGGTGTCGTTCGGAGAGTAGTGGGTTCGAATCCCATCACATTGGCTAAATTTAAATCACTAAACCCTCCTACTGACAAGGAGGGGAGGTAAAGATGAACGGGGTATGTCAGAATCCTCAGTAATCGGTGTAACGGTTCGAATCCGTCAGGGGTATTGTCCTTGTAACTATCGGAGTATACACCACCTCAATTGCCACTATAGCTTAGTTGGTAGAGCAGCTGATTTGTAATCAGCAGGTCGGCGGTTCGAGTCCGTCTAGTGTCTCCATATAAAAAAGAGGGGGTATCGCATAGTGGCAATTGCGGCTGACTGTAAATCAGCTCCTTCGGGTTCGGAGGTTCGAGTCCTTCTACCCCCACATTCTCCCTTAGCTCAGTTGGTTAGAGCGTCGCACTGTTAATGCGTAGGTCCTTGGTTCGAGCCCAAGAGGGAGAGCTCCGACTGAAGACTGAGAGAAGGGGAGTGACTATTAAATTAGTCCTCCTCTTTTTGTATTTATAAATAAAATAATAAAATGAAAATAGGATTATGGCACGAAGGACTTGTAGGGGACGACCTACAAACCAATGAATCAAGTTTTAGTACATATGCAAGTGAGTATGTTAAATTTGTTACTGACAATAATATAGACAGGGCATTTTTTATATTACATGACCCCAATAGTAAAGACGGTAGATACCTTAAAAACGGATGGTTTGAAAAATATTGGTTAAATAAACTACCTAAAAATTGTGAGGTAGGACTTTTAATTGATACCGAACCTGGTTCTTCATGGGTAAACTCCAACCCTATATTAACTTCAGGTGATAGTATGGAAATTGCATTTCAATATATATCAACATTAAATAACACTTCGGGTAATAAACAAATAACGTGCGTGTCTTTTGATTCTGAGGATGTATCGGGTTCAGGTAAGTGGGGAGATGGATATTATAGTGTGGACGGAATTAAATGGATTAACAATATGGTGGGTAAGTATATTACTAACCCAAACTTTGATTGGGGGTTTGCTGGTCAATCTAACGACCCTAACAAACTTAACAACTACAGGGAAGTATATTGGGTTGGTGAGTTACTAAATTGTGGTTGTACTGGAATTTTAGCTAAAAACGATAGTCTTAAATGTCAGTGTCCGAATACGCCTTACTGTAAAAATAAAAACGATATAAACGGAATTTTAAATACTCCGATAGGTGATTACCTAAAAAAACCTGAATTAACTGGTTCTACAATATGGACTATGTTTTCAGTAGAAAGTACATCTAAAACTGATTGTGTATCATTACCTTACGCTAGTAACTCTAAACACCCGTGTGGTATTATGGACGCTTTTGGTGTGTGGGATAAATCGGACTTTATGTCTTTTTTAAATGAGGTTGAGTTAAAATATGGAATTAAACAAGTTATGATTTATGAGTGGCAATTCATTCCGAAAAAGTGGTTAATATAAATATTATTAACCACAACGGCCACCCCAATACTACCCATAATCTGTCCAAGTAGTTCATAGTTATTCCTGATTTCTGAATTGGATTTTCTAATATAACCGCAACGACTATACCTAATGTAAAGTAGATGCAAACAGTTCTAATGTTAGTTATGTCATTAATGAATAGTTCAATAAGGCTCATACCATAAATACTTTTTTATATCAAAATTTAATCATATCTTTGTATTATGACAAACGAAGATTTACAAAAACTTAAAGATAATATTTCAGAATACAGAGAAGATGAAGGATATGAGCGAACTTTTGAAAATGGAGGACAGAATTACTATAATATCTCCTTTTACCCGATGTCTTGTTTTGGAAAACGAGGGTCGTAAGGTGATTAAACCATACCAGGTATATAAAACTTGGGTTATTGACATTAGATAATGTATTACTATATTTACATGAGGAAAGGGTTCTTTGACATAAACAAATATTAAAATTTAAAAATCATGAATACAGAAATAATGTTTTTTGTAGGGGGTATTTTAATGTCAGGTCTAATAGGTTTGGTATTTTGGGTATCTTCGAACAGAAAAGAAATAGTTAGTATTAAAGCGGAAGACGAGTCATTGTCAGACCTTTTAAAACAATTACAAAATGAAGTTAAAGACTTAGAACTAAATGTTCATAAATTCGTTGATAATATGTACAGAGATACTGATGATAAGTTCAACAATTTTGATAAAGGATTGGATAGTAGATTAGATAAAATGGAAAACCGTCTCCACACTATGTATGAAGACGGTTGTAAACCAGTTGATAAACTTAAAACTCAGTTAAACGGGTAAATTAGTTAAAGAACTCTTTCTTAATTTGATAATTACCATTAGTGTATTTTATTTTCTTAATATAAATTCCTGATGAGGTTATCTCACTTAAATTAATCTTAGCACCGTAGATATTATAGTATTCTATATTTTCTACGGTGTTTTGATTTTCAGGAATTTGTATTCCTTTAGAATTAATAATTTGTTTAACCGACTCAGGGATTTCAGTTTCTAACATCATACCATTCTCACACTGTAGACCAAATACGGAAATAAAGTCTAATATATCGTCAACACCAATAATACTATCCTGATTAAAATCTAACGGACTACATTCTACAGTTAATCCAAAGTTTTGTAGTAAAGGAAATAAGTCAGAGGTACCTACAATACCATCTTCATCTAAATCCCAAGGACAATCACCTAATGGTGGACATACATCAACAGGAGGACCCACATAAAAAGGTAATATCTCTTCATCTCCCCAATTTCCTGTTACTGTGTTTAGAGTGTCATTACCATTTATAATAGAAGTCGGACCCCCACAAGGGTAAAACATACCATTTCCAAATAAATCTTCTAAAACTAAAACATAATTCCCTTCTTCTAAACAATATGTGTTAGTTTCAACCTCACATGCGTATACTTCATTATCATAGTAACCCCCCTCATCAATTAATTCCTCAGTATCTGAGTTGTATAGACTCCATTCGAATCCATAAGGTAAAGCATCAAATTCTATAGTAATGTCTATAAAAGTACCTTCATAATTGTTAATTTGAAGGGTATTAGTATTATTATCTTCATATATGTCACCTAATACTTCTACATTAACCTCTATATCTGAGATACCGTATTCTATATTGATATTAGGTATTATTATAACTTCACTTTCAGCAAAACCTAAATTTCCTACCCAATTAATAGAACTACTTTCACCATTTAGAGAATAATTAATAGTGGCTTCAGTTAATGTATCACCAAAACTCTGTAAGTTGAAAATTATATCCTTTGTGGTTGAACATCCCAAATTAGGAACTGATAACCCATTAATAGAAACGTCTATCCCCCCAACGGCACCACATGCTAAATTATTATCCACAACTCCAGGTCTAAAAGTTTCTAATTGGGATAACATTCTTAAAGTCTGTCCTTGGGTAAAACTTTCCATACAATTATCAGTAGTATAATCCATAAAATTCTCTATTAAATCACCACCACAAGCACCTCCATTTAAGGGACATCCAATGTTTCCTGTAGTGACAGGTGTATCACATACTTTATCCCCTTGTGTTTCACAGTTAGTGTTGGTAGGGGTACATGTACTTGTTTGATTAAATGTGTGAAATAACCCACAATAGTGTCCCATTTCATGAACCAGAGTTCTATTTAACCCATAACTACCTACATTAGTAATTCCAAAAGCGTTAGTCCCCATAAATACCCCATAATTAGTTGGGGGTAAATAAGCGAACCCTAACGGACTACCAAAAGGCGCTATAAAAACATTACAATAATTATTTCTATCATATCCAATTTGATTGGATACTTGAATGTGGTTATTGTAAAAAGCCGTAGCGTCCCACTCCTCTATATTTAAATTATCCCAATCATAATATCTAATACCTTCAATAGGTTCTCCATCAGTAGAAGCATTTGCTATACAAAAATTTATCTGTGTGTTTGCAGTAGGTACATCACTAAATTCTCCCGCAAAATTATCATTTAAATTATCAAAAGCTTCTTGTATAAATTCCACAGGTAAATGGTAGTCAGTTCCGTAGGGTTCACCAAAATGAATTACATGAACTATTACAGGAATTGTAATAGGTAAATCTGATTTGTTTGAAATTCTTATCGTCTCTTCTGATTTTTTCGCTATAGATTCAAGTTTTTGGTAGCTCCTTTTAAATTTAGGGTCTTTTAGTTGCTGTTCAAATAATATATCAGTACCACATCTCGTGGGTTCCTGAGAAAATATTATGTTATTAAATAAACTAAATAAAAATACTAAAATTAAAGGTCTTAAAAATGTCATTACTTATGGTAGAGTAGATTGTACTACTCGTATATAAATAGATTTATTTTTTAAGTTATCCATGTAGGATTATTCCTATTAAAATAACTTTGATAAATGATTATTTTTTACTATATTTAATTAGTTGGATTTATATCCATAAACTTTTTAAAACTTATAAAAATGAAAAATTTAATATTTTTATCCGCTGTCGCTTTATTGTCTTCATGTGGAACGGTAAATGAAGAAACTGAAGTTACTATTACAGACACTACTAATCAATGTTGTGATACTACTGTAGTTGACACAACAGTAGTTAACATTTTTGACCCAACAGGTATTAGTAACGTTCAAGAACTTCTTGACACTTTATCTAATATGCCCGAAGGAACTATAGTTAAAGATTAATAACCGATGTCGAAAAAAAACTACGAAGATTTATACCAAGGAAGAAGAAAGAATCAACTAGAATTTAGTTATAAAGTGGTTATTCTTGGGTACTATGGAATTATCCTTAGTATTTTATGTTTTATGTTATATCATTATTTGTAATGAAACGTACTAAAATAATAAATTTGTTCGCGGGACCTGGGGCTGGTAAATCAACCATAGCCTCAGGTCTTTTTCACGAAATGAAAAAACGTCATATTAAATGTGACGCCCCTTATGAGTTTCCAAAAGAACTTGCTTGGAATGAATCTAATAAAGAAATAAAAGACCAGCTTTACGTCATCGCAAATCAACATAGGGGTATTGTTAGGTCTTATGGTATTGTTGATTACATTATTTTAGATTCTCCTTTACTATTATCGTTAGCGTATAGAGATAATTACACTTCAGAATATCCCGCGAATTTATATGGGGAAAGTTTTGAGCGTATGATGTTAGATATTCATAACAAATATGATAATATTAATATATTTTTAGATAGACCTGAAAATATACACGAATATGAAGGTAGGTTTCATAATGAAGATATGTCAAAAAAACTAGATAGAAGAATAATTTCTATTTTAGAAGTTAACAACATCCCTTTTATAAAAATGAAAGTTGATAAAAATACTATAGATAGTATTTTAAATTTAATCAATTATCCTTGAGCCTCAGTCCAAGATATTCTACATTTTACATTACCCGCTTGTGAACCGTTATTCTTAGCGAATATTGTTAAGGTGTCTGGACCGTCAGGGAAAGAGTTAGGACCCCCTAAAACACTATTACTTAAATCTCTAACGTCTGATATGTCAAGAGTGGATGATGTGGCTCTCGTACCACCTTCGTCTGTAAGGAACAGTCCTATAACATCACCACCAATAACCTCAGTATTATCTGTGTGGTCAACGTACTGTGATATACTTCCATTACCCGCAGCATCCCAATTACTTTCAGTTTCGAATAATGTTGATTCTCCGTTTATTTTAACAGTTATCGTAAACTGACCTGTAGCAACAACACCTATTGTTTTTAGTGTGACTAAAGAACGATTGATTAAGTTTCTAACTCCATAAAACCCTGGAATACCATAATCAACGCTAGGTGCTAATCGAATTGTTAATAACGCCTCTTCATTCCCCGCAGTAATTGTTTTATTACCCGCATTTGACGCAGTAAATAAGTATGATTTATCCACATCAAATTTACCGTCCATAATTACTGAGACACCCCAGTGACTTAAAGTAGGTGAAAAGTTTTGATTAACGGATAACCAAGTATCATTAACAGAACCTGTAGTATTTCCTGCTGATAAAAACCCTACATTTCTATTAACTAAATTAAGTGTAGTATTATCACCAGATTCACTTCCTTTAGTATATTCTATATATTCATTATTAATGTTTATAGTACCGGCACTTGGTAAATAATACGCATCTTCAGTAAGTATGTCTAATGTTGTTGATGAGGTGGTCATTGAAGATTTTAAGTAACCGCTTTTAGAAACTGTATTAATTTCAAATCTAGCAGGTAAGTTACCTGTCCTCATATAAGCCTCTGTGTTAAGATTATTATTTACAAATTCATGAAAGTAGAACACTTCTCCTTGCGTTCCTCTCATACCGTACCTAATTTTACCCGCACCGTACCATGAATAATCTAGGAATACCATTTGCATTTTTGATGCGTCAAATACATAACCAGAAGGACCGCTACCATCTAAAACATCTAAATTAAAGTCAGACCTTTTAACCCTTTGTTCTACAGTCTTAACGAGTTTTATTCTCTCTACTGTCGAACCTTTATAGTCAGGTGCTACTGTTATCTGAGTGTCACTATCAATGGATGTTATATAATAAGCTTGACCTTTAATAACTACAAAATCACCTTCATATAGTTGTGTGGTAAATTTAGTGCCGTCACCTGTAACTATAGATGAATCTGTCGTTGCAGTTATAAATCCTGATATCTGAGTAGTACTATTTCTTTTTACGCAGTATAACTCATCCCCATCATGCTCAAAGAATAATCCGTTCTGTTGGTCGAATAGACCTGACCTTACAACTGCATCATTCCACTCATTTACAATAATTCTAATAAGACCACCAGGATTAGTATCGGTAGGTACACTTCCTGAATCTATTGGTATTTGTAGTGAAAAATCTTTAGGACTTGATACTCCATTTATAGATGTGCCACTAACGTTGTATGGGTTTGAACCGCCACTAACAGTAAATCCTTCTAATGTTATTTTAATCGATTCTAAATAATCTCCAGGTAGTTTAAATCCGTGTACTTGGTCAGTCTCAATAAACATATCATAATATGGATATGTTGTAGCGTCGTAATTACTTGTATCTACACTGTACAGAAATACATCATAAGTTGGTTTAAATAGGATACCAGTACTGAACTGTATACCTTTACCTGATTGGTATCTAAAGTACCCTCTAGTCTGCCTTACAATTTGACAATTAGGTGAATATCCCTCAGGGCTAATTTGAACCCCTCCATCAAAGTATCTATGTATTGCACTTCCATTATTTCTAACATAAACTTTAGTTGTGGAATCCGAAACTGTATTAGAGTTCGTATAGTCGCTATCAGACGCACCTAAGAACTCAACTTCAGTATTACTTAATACTTTAGTGATTTCAAAAGAACCTATCCAATCCGTATCCGAAGATGCGGAATCCACCACATAAATAGTAGAACCTATAAATAATGAGTGGTTGGTTGAAAATGTGACTTTGAGGTTACGTCCTCCACTAACACGAGATACGGAGGTAAGAGGTAGTTCGGAGGAAAAATAAAACCCTCCAGTATAAATGACAGTATAATCAGTTTTTTGGTTACCTACATATGTTGTTGGCGAGTTAGGGATTATACCAAACGAAGTCGAACCTGAAGTACTTACAATTAGGAAAGATGTGTCTAAATATGTAGGGTCTTTAGTTTCTTTGAAAATGATGGGTTGACCAACATAGAAAGGAATTGTTGGTGCTACCGTTACTGTAACTTGCAGACCGTCTCTTGATATAGTATCTAGATTTAATGAAAACGCTTGTCTTGTAAAATATGGTGATGTGGTATTAACTGTCGGTGACCACGATAATATTCGTTCAGATGTTCTTGGGTCGTCTAAAGCGACTATAGTTGCCGCAGAACCGAACTTCTCGTAATGACACTCAATTTTATTTTGACCTTCAAAAAACTTGACGTAAACAATTTTATCAACTTGGCTTTGTGTACTAGAACCATTAGGGGCATACTCTGCTTTCCAAATAAACACCCTATTTGGTGAAGTACCTGTACTACGTTTGGAGTATTTAGCTACCTCCATATCAGTACCAAACATCTTCAATATTGGTCCATATGCGGTATTTCCAGGGTAAGACGATTGACCTATATTTGAAATGTCTCCGTTACCCGTTGCTCTAGTTCCAAAAAATAACACACCGTTATTATTACCCCTTACAGTATTAAATGTAAAACCATTGACAGTAACATTAAACCCTATACTTCCATTTCTAGATGCTGAAGTATCATTATTGTCAGGATTACTAAAGTTTTCTATCGTGGTAAAACTCGCACTTTCTAAAGAAGTGTCGTAAGTAATACTAGTCGTATTTGCTGGTGTTACTAAAGTCGAGGGTGATATTGATGTTATTTGTTCCGCGGTAAATGCTGGTTCGTTAGCTTTTTGATATATACCAGGTATGTTAGCTTGTAGTTGAACAGTTTCCCATTTTGTAGGTTGTAAAGAATATTCAAAGTCGGTATCAATAAGTGATTGTGGATTACTTACTCTCATCTTATCCACAGGGTCACTATATGGACCATCGGGTACTATTTTTTGACCTCCCTTATCAGCATATATTTGTAAATAATCAGTATCAGACATGGTCGATGTGTCATACTCTAAAGTCAATGTAGTAAGATTTGTGTCTTTGTCATAAGTGGCGCTACCTCCTCTACCTTGTTGTGCAAAATTATATATTATAAGGTTATCGGTCGTGTTAGTTATTAATAACCATTCTTTTACATTGTAGTTACCTCTAACTATAATTTTTTTCTCACTTGCATCGAAAGTGTAATTTTCTAATAATGTTTTAGCCATATTTTCTTTAGTATTATGACATAGCTATTGATATAGCCATGTTTGTTTAGTATTATGACATGGCTATTGTCATAGCCATGTTTGTATTATCCATTAGGTCACCGTATAAGACCCAATTATCGGTTGATAGTTGTTTTAATTTGACAACCGAACCTTCTTTTTCGGTCATTAGGTCTGCTTTTGATGTGATTGTTACACCCTGAGCACCCACAAAAGTAATCTGACCTGTATTTGATTGCTCTATTGTTATTTCACCTGACGATGTAAACTCTACTGATGAGTTCGCAGGAACAGTAAACACTGAATCAGTAGTTCCTAAATATTCTATGTATCCTCCAACATCATCATTTGTAAACTGATATGTTGACCTATCACTTACAGTTGTTATGCTTGATGGAATTGGTTTTATTTCTACACCCGATATTTTAAGCCCCATATAATTACTCCTTTTTAATAAGTACCTTAAAAACCATAATAAAAAATTTTTTATTTAAAATATTATACTTATATTTGTATTTGTATTCAAACCGCGCCCATAGCTCAGTTGGTTAGAGCATCCGACTCATAATCGGCAGGTCCTAGGTTCAAGTCCTAGTGGGCGCACAAACACATTACGATGAATATTTTTATTTTAGATACCGATGTTAAAAAATGTGCTGAATATCATAACGACAAACATGTCGTTAAGATGATACTTGAAAGCGCACAACTATTATGTGGAGTTCATCACATGACAGAATCTAGTATGGATTACGTACCATATAAGTTATCTCATAAAAATCATCCTTGCTCGATATGGGCTCGTGAAAATATGTCAAACTACTTATGGTTATGTGAACTTGGTCTTGAACTATGTAAGGAATATACATACCGTTACGGTCGTCGACACAAATCACAGGAGGTTATTGAATGGTGTATTGAAAATCGTCCTAAAATACCTGAAGATGATTTTACTACCCCACCTAAGGCAATGCCTGAAGAATATAAAGTAAATGATGTTGTCCAGTCATATCGTAATTACTATATAGGTGAGAAAAAATCTTTTAGTAAATGGAAAAATAGAGATTCACCTGTTTGGTTTAATCTAAATTAGTAATTACATTTACGTAAAATAAACTATTATGATTTACATAGCTAATTTAATACTTACAATTTATGCGGTGACGATTACTTACTCTGTTATAAAATTAATCAAAATAAATAATGAATAAATACTTTCAATTTTCAGGTACTATTAATGGTACAAATTACTTTCTAAGAAATCTGTTGTCTACTTTTATCGCATTTGGCGGAGGGTGGATGATTGGTTATGGGTTGGCTACAGAAGCCACATATCTTTTTATGTTGGGGTTATTACTACTACTTCCAACTATATGGTTTAATATCTGTACAATATTTAAAAGGTCAAACGCTTTATTTCCACAACAAGCGATATGGATTACAGTCGGTATGATAACCTTTCAGGTACTCGGAGAGATTAATGAATTATTTTCTATCGTCCCTCTTATTATGGGATTGATTCTTTTGTTTAAAAACTCTAATATAGAAACACACGAAGGTTAAACCTTTAGGAGAGATGGCAGAGCGGTCGAATGCGACGGTCTTGAAAACCGTTGTACCGAAAGGTACCGGGGGTTCGAATCCCTCTCTCTCCACATAATTTAAAAATTAAAAAAAATGGAATACGGAGAAGATTTTAAAAAGTATGCAATGAGTGACCATAATATCTCATCATTTAATATGGATTATTATGAAAAACAAATTAAAGGTTCACTCACACCATATATTCTTGAAGAAAGGGAAATGAGAGTTACTCAGATGGATATATTCTCTAGATTAATGAGGGACCGTGTATTGTGGGTGGCCGGTGGTGTTGATGACCGTATGTCAACAGTGGTCCAAGCTCAACTAATGTATCTTGACTCTGTAGATAATTTAGATATTACAATGCATATCGATTCTCCAGGTGGTTCAGTTAAATCTGGTTTGTCTATGGTAGATGTGATGCAGTATATTAAATCGGACATTGTTACTGTAAATACGGGAATGGCAGCTTCTATGGGTTCAGTACTATTAGGTGCGGGGACTAAAGGAAAAAGGTCGTCACTAAGATTTTCAAAGACAATGTTACACCAATCTAGCGGAGGGGCTTATGGAAATATTCAAGACGCTAGAATTAATTTTGAAGAGTGGGAAAAAGTTAATAAAATTCTTTTTGAATTACTCGGAGAGTTCTGTGGTAAAGACCCAAAACAGGTTATTGAAGACTCCTCAAGGGACTTTTGGATGGACGCTAATGAAGCACTTGAGTATGGTATTATCGATGAGGTGATAAAAGTTAAGTCGTAATCTTTAAAATATTTTAGTAAGAATATTGTTATACTTAGAATTTTAATATATTTATCGTGTGTATAATAACGTTAATATAGTAAAAAATGGATTTTATAAAAATTTTAGAGGTGTTACTTACTTCAATTACTTCAATTGTAGTAGCTTTGGTCGGTGCTGGGTTTTTTAAGAGATATAATGATAAAAAAACAAAATTAGAATCTAAGGGTACTTTACTCGCTCAAATTAAAAAGGATGAGATAGTTCATTTAGCGATAAGAGATGTCAGACGTAGATATAATGCGGATAGAGTTTATGTATGGCAATTTCATAACGGAGGGTATTTCTACACTTCATCCCCTATGCAAAAATTATCAATAACCTATGAAAGGTGTTCCCAAGGACTAGAAAGAAAATCTGAAAAAAATCAAAATCATTTAATAACTAACTTTACCACGTATATAAAAGATGTGATGGACGGTAAAATGTATTTTCCAGATATAACAAAATTACAAGATATTGGATTGAGGTCATTGGCACAATCTCAAGGAACTACTTCTCATTGCGCGACTCCTATTTACGATAAACAAGGCCATTTAATAGCTTTGTTATGTTTAGATTGGGTTTGGAGTGATATACCCTCTGAATTTTTAAAAAAGGACGGAACGTTCACACAAGATTTTATAGATGAGTTTAGTAAAGATTCTGACACATTAGACCCTTACTTATGAATGTATTAAACGCATATAAAAAAAATTACAGTATAATAAAAGTTATTATATTATTATCTATATTATCTGTAGTTAATACGTTAGAGGGGTTTTTATACGCCGAGTATGGGTTTTCTAATGTATTTATATTTACAGAAATATTTAGCTTTGCACTTACTATGATAATAGTGCTTGGAATATGGTGTGGGTGGGAAAAAGATAAATGTACTACTTACACTAAAGATAAATAACTTTAGTAAGCTCGTATACTAACCTCAGGATTATTACTTCCGTATGTTGATGGTTTTTTTTGAATTCTATACCTTGGGTGATTTAATGTGATACCCTCTAATCTTATTGAAACGAAATTTGTGTCATACCCTCCCCATTCGTCTTCGAATAGTATAGTATCTGCAGTGTTATCAATAAGCATAATCTCACTATCGTACTTCTCAGATATTGTTTTAAAGTCGTTTACTGAATTATATTTACCTATATTATTTTTAACTTCATCAACAAATTCACTATTTTGAGTAAGTACTGTTGAATAAACGATATCGATAGATTCCTCATTATCATCAATTTCTCCATCTCCTTCACATTCAGGACATTCATAATTTCCATCTCCTGAACACGCATCACAGTAAACATACTCATCTCCATTACAATCTGAACATGACTCATCATCGTCATCACTACCACACTTATCACATGGTACTTGACCATCTCCACCACACTCATCACACTCTACTTGACCCTCACCTCCACAATAATCACAATCAGACTTATTAAAATACTCATAACCATCGGATTCCATAGTATCAATCATAAATATGTTATCTGTTTTTCTAACTGCTTCGATATCCGTATCACCATTTAATAAGTTATAAGCCGCAAATATACCTCTAACCATTACAATATCTTCAGTGTTTTCTAAAATATTAAAAGTTATAACGTTTTTTAAAGATACTTGAGCGATATACGATACTGAAGGTTTTTTACCTTTAATTCCTTTATTTAATAGTTCCATAGAGACCAATTGAGCCAAAACTTTACCTATTTTTAAAATATTTTCTTCCATAACCTAATAATACTATAAATAGTAAGTATTTATATAATATACGATAGTAAAATGGGTCATATTAGAAAAAATATTAAAAGGGTTTTAAAAGAGTACGATAAAGAGGAATTATTTGACTACACACCAAATTTTTCCGCGGATGAATTACTCAAGTATATAGAATCAGAATGGGACGTAGAGATGTTGAGTTTAGTTAACTCAAAAATAAATGAGAGGATTGATTTCTTAAACCGTATTGCTGACATGAGTGCCAAGAAAGAAGTTAAAGGTTTTAAAAGATATGAAGATTAAATTAATCGATATACTATTAGAAGAAGTTACTGAGTCTCAACTACTACCGTCACCAATCGGACCTACTAGTGAAACTTCTTCGTTTGGTTCTCGTTCTATCGGTGGAGTAAGGGGTCAACATAACGGTATAGATTTACACTCACCTGTGGGTACTCAGATACTTAATCCGGCTAGTGGTAGAGTTATAACAGCAAAAAAAGTCGATGAGACATGGAATGAAGTACTTATTAGAACAGAAAACAAACCTAATGGTAATGATAGGTGTGGTTCTCGTGTTGTCATAGAACATACATCAGGAATACTAAACGGTCTAAAAACTATTTACTGTCATTTGTCAGAAATAAATGTGGGTAAGGGTGATGTTATTGAAGAAGGTCAATTAATTGGTCTTACAGGTGGTAAACGTAATAGTAAAGGGTCAGGTAGAACTATCGGTCCACACTTACATTTAGGGGTTAAAAATAATAATGAACCTTTAGACCCTAAAAACTACTTTTCATTCAAACGGGGAGGTCTTGGAGTGTCATCCGTACAAAGTAATAGTACAAATACAGGAACCACTAAAAGTTCACCTATAATACCTTCGGAGTACATTAAAAATAATTTAAAAAAGAAGGCCATAGGTAAAAATAAAGTTGAAGTAAATAATCAACTTAAAGACCTTAAAAATTACCTTTTCTACGATATTAAGTGTGCAAGAGCGTTTCCTGTAATATATGTACAATGGGAACCTAACCCACAAAATGAACCTGAACGGGTTGTATTATTTGGGGATTTGCAAGATGGTACACCTTATCAAGTGATTCCTGTAGAAAAAAGAGGTGGTGAGTGGGGATTTATTGATTCTTCTGTAGGTGAATGGCAAGAATTTTCAGAATCTAATTGGTGTACGAATAAGTACAGACTTAAGTAAGTAAAACCTAAAACCGTTAATTTATTGTTTTTATTTAATAATGTGATAGGTTACTAACTATACTATTTTTAAGTTTTTAATATATTTATATGTAAATTCATAAACTTAAAAAGTATTACTGAATGGTTTAAACATATTTTTATTAAAATAATTTTGTTTATAACCAATCCCTACCCTATATTTACTAAAAACAATTACACTGTAGAAATACTCGTATATTTACTTTTTATAAAAAATTAAAAATGATGGAAAAGACTGGTAGTATTAAGTTTCTTAACCAAGAAATTAAAAAGCTTGAAAAAATCAGAAGTGAACTTCAGGAGAGATGTCTCCATAAAGAAACGTCAATTAAATTTATAACTACGGATACTACTCCAAGACTTATCTGTAGTAATTGTGATAAATCTATCGGATATCCTGATAAGGAACAGTTAGACGTATTTCTTACAGGTCGGTAGCGTTTTTTGTTTTTATGTCCTAATATTATTACGTATAACCGATTTTAAGGTTGTTATTTAAACTATCTTTATCTTTACATATACCGATAAGGTTTATGTTAGTTTCGTTTAATAACGACTCTCTTTTTGTGCCTAACTGTATTATATTTTGATACTTACTGGTGACTCCGTAATTTTTATTTATAATTATTACATAAAAAATAAACCCCCCACTATTGTGGAGGGTTTATTACTATTCTAAAATACTTTTACTTAAAGTCAAAGGAGAATACCTTTATTTAAAATCAAAGGAGACTCATCCTTGTTTGATTTAACATAAAACAGTTTTTCTGTTTCTTCAATAATCAATTCCTTATTACTGTAACGTCTTGGGTAGTTTTTGTAAACATACTCCGTAACTTTTTCTTTGACTTCCTTGTCCATTGTAATTGTTTCCATTTTCTTTTTTTATTTTAATAATTTAGTGTTGTTGCTTCCATTTTCCAATTACCATACCGACTATACTCTTCGTTAGGTTCTCCAACCTCTAACCAAGTTTCGGCACCCTTCTCACGGCTATCGTCAAAAACTTCCATCTCTGGCCACTCATCAAAAATCAATAGAGAGGCATCATCCTCATCATCAAAGTTTCCTTTGTTTTCTTCAAACCAATCATAATCATCTTTAATCTCTTCAAGATACTCCAACAACTCTTCGGCGGTATTACCCTCATACGCGGGAGTACATTTACGAAGTGATTCAACGTCGACTTCAATAGGTTCGGAAGCCTGTGCTATCCGATAAGATTCGCAAAAGCGAACATAAACTTTTTCTTCTGACATTTTTGTTTTATTTTTTGTTCAGTACAAATGTAAAACAAAAATCCCTTACAGACAAATAATTTTTAATAATTAATCTCTTTGTGTACTAGAACTATAATTAACCCCTTCTTTCCATCCGTATTCGCTGAGTATTTTTTTCATCTCATTTTCAATTTCTCTTTGCACACTATAAGTATAACAAGGGTGAATATCTCTCCATCTTGGGTGTATTTGCACTTCACTATTGTAACTTTTCCTAACTCGGAAAACTATACTATGAATACAATTATGAGTATCTAAGTCCTTTATTCGTTTCCTAATTTCTTTTCTAAATACGTTTTTTATATAACTTTCTATACCACTTATTACGTGTCTTTTTATAACGATACTGGCCTCTTGAGGGAAATATCTTCTAAAAAATGAGTTTAGTCTGTTATCTATTATGTTTGTGGTACGAGCCCAATTGCCGTCTGTTTGAAGTGCCTTTTCCAAATCAATAGTTGGTGTTATAGAATATGGGTCACTTCTGGATGTATTTTTTTTAACATCAGGAAAGTTAAACGATAACCAATCAGGATATAAACTTGGGTTTTGTCTTTTATCCATCACAATAAACGCACTTGCATAATCTATGACAGTGGAAGTAATTTTATTTCTTTCCCTACGTACAGTATCATATAATTTTTGATTAGCAGTACGGTATTGTTTTTGTAATTCATCGTACTTTTCTCTACTAATTTTACGGTTTGTTGTCTTATGTCTATACACCTTTTCCTCCCATTGCCAACGGTAAGAATATAACCTATCCTTAATTTTTTTAACTCTCTTATCAAGACGGTCAATATAGTCTTGGTTCACCTTAAGAACCGACATTTCATTTAATTGTTCAGACATTACAAAACTTATTTAAATCAATTTTTAGTGTTTCTAACTCATTTTCATCGACAATACTACCAGGTACTAAATTGTAACCATCATTTCTTGTTAATTTTTTAGAACTACACCTATATGTTATTGAATGTGATTTATTACCCTTACTCACTAAGTCTGCACTTATCAAATCACCCTCTCCTACGATATTTTCTAATTCCAATCTTCCGTCAAATTGTACATCGAGTCCTTTTTGAAATCCCACGTCATAACCTGTTTTAGCAAAATTAATAACTTGCTCATTTAGGTTATAAAGACCCCTAATTTTACTCTTTTCTAACTCAGTAATCGTAAACTTCATATATTATAAATATTACCAACCTATTAAACGGCTAACAGGTAATTTAAAAGTTTTTTCAAACCATTTTTTATATAATTCCTCAAATTTATTACCTAAATACCCTATTTCCGTTGAAAAATAATCTTTTGAGTAATAGAGTAGTGGAAAATCTCCTTCCATAAACTCGTTATTTGTAAAAGTAACGTTTTCTACGTATTTTGGGTCATATAAGGCGAACCAGTCATTAATCTCAGGTAATGAATCGACATCGTCTTTAAAAAACTGTAAAACGTCCTTTTTACCGTCAATAAACTTATTAAATTCACCAACATCACTTAAATCCCACACATTTGTTACGGGTTTTTCGTGTTTTTTCATTAATTTGTCAAAAGCTGAAACTAATTGTGACTGTTCTATCAGTATTTCCATACATATAAATATATTTTTATTTATATTTATAAATAAAAAAATGAAAAAGATTTATGAGTTTAGAGATGAGTTAATGAGAAGAAAAATTGAAGGGTTCACACAGTTCTATATAGACGAAAAAGGAAAGTACTTTTCAATTGATGAATTTATTAAAGAAGTTGACGAATTAAGGGTATGTAGTTGTCCCCCAACTGTAAATAAGGACTGATTACCTTTGATTTATGTATTAAATTTACTATATTTGTAGTATTAAACTAAAAAAATACTTATTATGAAAAAATACCTTTTTATTACCTTATCAGTTATAATTTTATTCGGATGTACAAAAGAAACTTACCTCACCGAACCATTAATCACCCCACAAGTCGATAGTTTAACCAATAATCAGGAAGAGTTGAGTAATATTGAACTTTTCAACAGTATGAACCGAGATGTCGAGGTTGAATTGACTTTTTATGGTAACTTAGGTGTTGGTGCTCTAGTTATGGCTCCTACTTGGACAGATACAGTATTAACTCCTATTTACACCACGGTAGTAGACACTACAGAAACTTATACTTTAGGGGTCGGTGAGAGCTTCACAATTATGGTACAATCATTTAATAGCTGTTACGTTCAACTGGATGTAACTTTAGATGATAACGAAACCTATTCACTATATGACGATAGTAATACTGGTTATCTATACCACACCCTACAAAACTAATTTAAGACCCATAACCTTTTTACCGATTGTAAGTGTCCTTAAACCGTAAAATCTGTTTATACCCCTCTATTGTCCATTACTGACCACACTTTTAGAGTCATATCACCTCTTAAAAGTGCCGCAATTAGTCTTCCTACCCCCCAATATAACTCTCCATTAACCATTGTTGACGGTTCTGCAGTTTTTGGGTCATAATTAATGTATTCTTCGTATCTTTCGGGATTTTGGTCGAATATTTCACCAGATTTTAGACCAAATTTACTTCCAATTTCGGTATCTGAGATGTGTTGTACGTCTTCTAACTCCAGTCTATACTTTGGGTTGGTCTTAATCATCTCCATAACATGTCTTGGAGTCCTTCCGATTGACTCTTTTACTGAATCTGTCTGTAATAAGTTCAATAAATTCATAGTTATTGGGTAATTTGGGTCTAGCTCCCAATTTTTTATCAAATTTATGTCACTTTTTGACCCTTCAGGTCTTTCATCGATGATTTCTCTCTGAAATTCATCAGGAAAACGGTCTAAAATCTCGACCCACTTGTTATTTCCCTGTTCTATGGCTTTTTTTTTGTAACTTTCGAGGTTAATTTCAGACATTTTACTCTCAGAAATAACGTTCATCATATTTTTTATACGATTTACATCCTCAGATATCTGTTCCATATCAATTATATTCCAATCACCCTCTCGGTCCAGCCAGTCGACATCAACCTCTTCTCCTTCATCATAACAAGGGTCACAATTATTTAAGGCGTTTTTTAAGTCATACTCATCATACGCTTCAACCTCATCTTGGTACGTTCTTCTTACTACCTCAGTACCTGAAAATTCAGTTCTTATCTTATATTTTTTGAGTTTTGGTATGATAATATCTTTATCTTCCATGTTACCCCAATCATCAAAAGTTTCTTTATTTTGAAACAATAATGCTGTTAAAAAATCGTGGTTTCCCACAATTGATATTAAAGGGTGTGGTATCGGATAGTCGTAAATGTCGTAGTTTGAACTGTTCTCCCAAGGGTCTTTGTCCTTATACAATAATTTAGCAATACTCAGTACCTTATTAAAGTGACTTTTATCCATAACAGTAAAAAAATTCCCTATTAGAAGGATTTTTATTAATCTTCGTCTTCGTCTTCGTCTTCTTCGTGACCACCTTCTAAGTCCAAGACTAATTTCTGACCACTGCAAGAACACTCACCATCTTTTAATAACATTGCGATATGGTCCAAAGTGATTTCAATTGCATCACCTTCTTCTTCGTCTTCTACTTCCATATCCATGTCCATTTCGACTTCTCCTTGCTCTGCAAGAACTCTTTTTACAATATTTTCTAAATCTGATTCCTTAAGTTTAATAATTTTTTTCATGATGTAAGTATTTTATTTAGTGCTAATATGTTATTTAAATTATTTTTATAATTCTGAATCGCCTGTGCCATCTCATTAGACATTCCATCAACATTCGGAACAACTCTATCGATATTTTTCAAAGCATTTTTAACATCATTATCCATACTTCTAACTAATGATTTAAGTTCTGCCTTTACCTTTTCTTCCTTTGGGTTTTGACCTTTTGGTAGTTCTTTTGGTTTTCCTGTTTTTACGTAACTTTTCTTAGTATCTCTAAAAGATTTTCTGTTTTGTTGTCTTGCTTTTACTGCTCCAACACCTCCGGCAACTTTTGCTTTTAATCTATCAACAACCTGTTCGGTAGCCTCTTCTTCTTGCTCCGCAAGAACTCTTTTTATGATATTTTCTAAATCTGATTCCTTAAGTTTTATAATTTTTGCCATAATAGTATTTTTATTATAAATATAAGACTTATGTAAAAACTTTAAAGTTTTTTGGCGATTACAGAACCTTTACATTACTTTATACATTTTATTATGATTCGAAATGTAATTTTATACAAGACTCATGGAATGGGAAGAACTTATTCATCCTGTTTTTCACCGATTTTTCTACTCTATCAATCACCCACGAAGCATCCTGAAAATAACGAAGTGTGACACTATGTGGTTCCGCGTGTATGTCAAAATCTTTACCCATATCCTCATAAAATACAAATGAGTGTTCACTCACAGGGCTTATTACCATATGTACTATTAAATCACACCCTTCTTTTTCTGAAGATACTATCTCCACACTATCGACTTGCCATACACCGTTTACGGACTCATTTACATCGGTTTCACCATCCCAATATATTCTATTGTCTTCAACATAGTTGTTTTCAAATGCATCTTTATTTAGTTTATCTCTTATAAGATTCTCAAGTTTATTGAATTCTACAGACTCATTAAATAAACCAAATTCACTTTTATAATACCCTTTGTTACCATCCAACGATATCTCATCATCAATCTCTTTCATTTTATTTTCTAAGTATTCACTAACATCAGATGGAAGATTTTCATCGTCTATCATACCATACTTTTTCAAAGAATTTCTAATATTACTAAACTCATTTTGAATTTTGTAATGTTCCGACCATATAGAATCCGGAGCGTCTGTAACTCTAAGTATTTCAGATTCAGTAAATCCGTTTTCTAAAAATAAAGACCTTAATTTTCTATATAATACGTATAGATTACTATCTAAGTCAGTTTGTATAATAAATTTTAGTGATGGTGACATATTAATTATTCATTACTTAATACTACAGGTAAAATAGCCGTTAATACGGTGGTTAATATTGTGACATTACGTGTGTTTCTTAATCTTTTTATTTTATCCTCTTTAGATACAATTTCTAAAGATTGGTAAGTAGTCTTATCAATTAAACCTTGATTTATGAACATCAAAGAATCTGTAGTCGTTTTAAATTTATCAATTAATATATTGTTCTGTTCTACAATACTATTCAAATCATTTACTTGAGATAAAAGGGAGTCTACTTCCATTTTACACAAATCATACTTAATTAAATCACTAGCGATTTGTTTGGCTTGGATTGTTGGAATGCAAACTAAGTCTTCACTCACTGTATCGCTTTGCGAAAAAATCGGAAAGCTCATTATGAGACATATTGTCGATACCATTAAGTGTCTTATCATAATCTTTTTTTAACTTATCTATCTGTTTATTCCTGTTTTGAATTGTAGTGTTTAAACTATCTACCTTCGACTCGGTTTCAACTAAAGTAACCTCTAAACGTTCTTTTAATTTAGTTGCGTCATCAACTTTATCCTGTAACTTGTCTTTCTCTTCTTCTAATAAAGAATCAAATCTTTCTTCAGCAGCCATAACAGCCTTATCTACAAAATTTTTAGTCATGGACCAAACCGCAACTCCGCCTAATATACCTCCTATTAGTAATCCGACTCCTAAGGAAATTAACCTAACATTTTTCATACTTCACCATATGATTTATGCCTTCATCATCGAGGATGGAAAATCGGGTTTAGATGGAAAATCAGGTTTGTTAATCTTATCTCTTGGTGGTACTTTACCTCCTTCAAAACATTGTCCTATACCAACACATTGTAGCAAACCTTTTATTTTATCTTCATCAATACAGAAATCCTCTTTTAGTCCTCCCATAAACTTAGATATACATCCTTGTACTTTCTCACAGTCCACATTGATACCACCGTCTTTAACTGGTACAGTACCTATTTGACCACCACCTTTACACTTATCACAAATTTCTTTAGGGATACAACCTAATTCACATAATTTACCTGTAGTTTCAGGTCCGATACCACCGTCAACTTTAAGTCCATTTTTTCCTTGAAATGCTTCAACAACATCCTTAGTCATACTTCCAAAGATACCATCAACAACTAATGGTTGTAGAGGTTCGATACCACATGCGTTTAACGCTTCTTGAAATAACTTAACCAACTCACCTTTAGCACCTCTCTTAAGTTGTCCTTTACCGACCAATACTTGACAAAATTCGTCAGCAATTGGTAAGTATTTTTTTACAGGTACTTCTTTTTTTGGTGGAGCGTCGGTCATTGGTGGAGATACGACTTTCTCTTGTTCATTTAATAAACCCTTATATAGACTCTGTATACTCAGTTTTTCATTTTCGGATAGTATGATTCTTTTTCCCATAACAATAAGTTTTACTATAAATACTTTTATAAATGAAAAATCCCCATTAATGAGGATTTTTCTTAATTAAAACATTTATTTTTCATTCTTAAGTTCATCTCTTACGTCCCAATAATGTTCTCTAAGTCTTCTACCGAGTTGTTGCTCATTAAGCTTTTCATCTATAATCCATTTTGTTATTACGGAAATAGGTAGGTGGTGATATTCTTTATTACTCATTTTCTACTCTATTAATAATTTGTGGATTCTGTTTAATGGTTTGTATAGTAATTAAGTCCTTAATCTTAGTCGTAGACCAGTTATGTGAACGAGTAGTATAGATAACGTCAATAGGTAAGTGGTCACCTGTATATCTTTTACCGATATAATCATCACCCAATATACGAATGTCAGGCTTATAAAAGGTCATCAATTCGAGGAGTTCTTCTTCCGTCTGATAGCAAACCACCTCATCGACATATTTTATCGACATAAGGGTCTTATATCGTTCATACAAGGGTATTACAGGTTTATACTTAGTGTTCCTTGTTTCAGAGGGGTCACTTTGCAAAAATACCATAAAGTAATCACAATGTTCTTTAGCCGTTTCAAACGTATAAATGTAACCGGGGTGTAATAAATCAAAATTACCCGCAGTAAATCCTATCTTTCCTTTTTTACTATCCATATAACAATAATATCATATATAAAAATGATAGTAAATAAAAAAACCCTCCACAAGAAAGAAAAAAGACAACCCAAATTATCTTAAAGAGTCACTAAAGTAAGTCCCATAAGAAAGTCCAAAAAAAATTTCCGTCATACGAAAGAAAAAACAACGACCGAAAGGTCTTATATTATTCTTCAAAATCGTTCATAAAGAATGCCAAGGTTTTATCCAATACTGCCAAATGGTTTGTTTAATTTTCTTTTTCATATTATAAACCAGTACCCTTTTTCGTTTTACTAACTTCTCCTGAAGTAGTTGTAAGTTTTTGTTTTACCTTTTTTAAGTCACCTTTACGGTTATACTTATCTACGGTTTTAATCTTATTACCCTCATCATCGGTGTAATTTGAAACTTGTCTACCTTTTTCACCTCGTGGATTAATCATATTACTTATAGCTTTTTTCGCTTCTTCAGGAGTATTATATCCTTGCTCTCCGTTTGTTGACAACATGAATGTTTCATTATTTTGTCTCTTATTTGGTATATGCATGCTTTTACCAAATTTCTGAGAAATGTAATACTTGTTACCCGGTAAAAATGTATCTGTCTTATCAGCACATTTACCATTAGTTGGCGGATAGAGAGTCCCAGGTATATGGTTCCCATGTTCACGGAATTTCTCAGGATTCAACATTACATCATCAAGTCCTTTAGAGCCGGCCATACAAGCATCACGGTCCAATTTAACCACATAAACAGTGTTAGAACCAAAACTAGCGGTCATATAAATATTTTGATGTTTAAATGGTCCGAGAACCTTAGTCGATTGTTGTTCGTTAATATATAGGTCAACATCCCCCAATTTCTTACTTACCATTTTATGGAAGTTTTCATTAATAATTTTCATACCTCCTTCGTGTTGCTCACGAATGGAGTTCTTTTCTTCTTCAGATAAATTGTTTAATAAATGTTTCATGATTTGTTATTTTATAATAATAAATATATCCAAACCCACATTATCTTAAAGAACCTCATATATAAGTCCCATAAGAAAGTCGAAAAAAAATTTCCGGCGTAAGAACGAAAAAAACACGTCCGAAAGGACGGAAAAAAATTTTTCGGTAATCCGGCATCAGAGAGATTTACAAACAAATAAGCAAAATAAAACCCCCAAACCGAAGAAAGGGGGTTAAATTTACAAACGTAATAGGATTACGCTCTACGGAGATAAGTTTCATCACGAAGGATATAACCAATAAAGGCAAATGAACCCAACATAATAGGTGCCATAACTCCTGAACCCCCCATCATAGAGAGATGCATGACCACAGCTCCCGTCATAATGGAACCCAAAAGAACGGAACCATATAATGAAGTACGGGGGTATACAAACAAAATAACACCAAGAACTTCAAGAATACCCACCATAGTAAGGTAAGGGGTTAAGTTCATAAATGTAAAATTGTTTACCATCTCTTCTGTACCGAAGATTTTAGAGAATCCTCCCATTCCCAACATAACAGCAACAAACGCCGTAAATAACCAACCTAAGTTGGCAAGTGTTAAATACTTTTTCATAATATATAATTTTAGTTTTATATAATATATAAAATGATAAAATACTTGTAAATAGATGATATATGAAGAAACTTAACGATTACCGTTAATAAATTCCAAATCCTCGATTTCCTTAATAATACTGTCGACACTGAAATTAACACCGTTAGTCGTAGGTATCTGAAAATGAGTGGTACCCCTTTCCTTGAGAATATATAACATGTCCTTAACTTGTGAGAGATTATTCATACCAATAAATATATTAAATTATTTAATACTAACAGTGATTTCTAAAGGAATCGTTACCTTCTTCTCATAAGGGGGACATACTTCCGTGTCGACGTCCCCGTCATAATCTATATACGTAATCTCTACTTTACCCCCGTCAAGAAGAACCTGAGATATAGGGGGGTAAATTCTTTTATAGTTATTTGTTGATGACCCTATGAAACCATATTCTGTAATTTGATTATTGTTTTGTGAATCACCTACTAATAGACATCCTGATGTATCCTCAGCAGTATTTCCAATATGAATTAAAATATATTCAAATCCTGGTACATCCCTAACCCATAACATCCCCTTATTAAAGTCTGTACCAAATCGTTCATTATAATCTTGGTTCATACCTCCTTCTGTTCTAAGAGTTACGTTGTATGTTCCTGATGGTACCCGTGTCTTACCTGATACCTTTTCATCTCTATACTCATCTTCCAAAGTATAAGATAGAAACTTACGTTTACCGTCAGTTACATCAAATAAAATCCCATTAGTTGATGTCCCCTCACTTGATATTCTTAATACTTCTAGTTTCATATATTAATCATTTAATAAAAGGTACCATATCTATATACCTAATATTAGCATTTAATTTCTTATCGTTAAAAAATGTAGAATGTATTTCCGTTAACTTAGCAAAAATATCCCCCTTCACTCCCATACTGCCTATTCCTCTCATTCCTTTACAATCTTCTTTAACACTAACTTTAATTTTAGGGGTGATATATTCGTTAAATTTATCATTCATTCTTCTCTCAAAGTCATCTTTGGGTGGGTGGCGAACTAACGATTCACTACCAGAAACAAATCCATCAAACTCAATCTTATCAATACATTTATGTACTGAAGGTAACATGTACTTTACGAGTAAACTATATTTTTCTTCAAAGTCTTCCATACCGATAAATATATAGATAAATAAAACCCCCTTCTAATTGAAGAGGTTTTAAATTATAATAATAAAATAGATTGTATTTGTCAAACATTATTTGGTTTAATGGTATTAATTCCTTATATTTGTTATATGAATAAATTAACGCTCCTCCTCTTATCTATTTTATTTTCTAATCTTACATACTCTCAAGTCATTGAGGTTAGTTATCAAGAACAACTTGCATTTGCTTATGTCGAATCAGAATCATTAATTAAACAATGGAAAAATGATGATGTGATTTGGGATGAGTACAGTTACGGTTACCCTCCTAGTGAAGGACGTATAGTATATATTTTTGACTTTAATAATATGACCGTCACCACAATGGACATCATCAACGGAGAGTATAAAAAGCATTATGAATATGAGATTATCGACATTATCAGTACATGGGATTCAGAAACTCAACATATGTCATGTGTTGCTGACACACCGATAGGAGATTACTTTTATGAGATTAATACTTTTGAAACAGAAGAAAGATGTCTTTTGATGAGTTTTACAAATGTTTACCATAAAGATATTAGGAAACTACCTCAATTGGATTGGGATGTATATAATGTCGGTATTGTTAGTACTAACCACGGAGAATTTAAAATCGAAGTTACTGAATAACAAAAAAGGACCTCAATTAAGAGGTCCTTTTTTAATTTATCTATATTAATTCTTATTGTGATTTCACGATAACTTATTAATTTGAGCCTGTACAACATTTGCAAAATCATCTTTAAATGCTTTTAGATAACCTGGACCCGCTGGTTTTATAACGAGTTCACGACTATTTTCACTGTTGTCATTCTTCATCTGCATCCTCTTGAAAAAGTTGTCTACGAGATTAGAATATTTTACAGTATCATAACATTTTTTGTCATTGTCACATGACATTGCAATATTTTTTAGTAATTGCTGTAAAACATTTTTCATTTTAGCCCCATACTTACTACCCTCGTCGTTCCCTTCCAAACCTGTTAATGTCTTAGTTAATAAATCGACTCTACCTTGATAATCCAAAAACGTTTGTAAATCTTCTTCAGATTTAATTGCCGGAAGTTTAATCCCTGAATTTTTTCTATAATCTTCTGATTTTGAATCTGGCTCAACCCTTCCCTCCTGTTCGTATAGACCAACATGACCCAATTGTTTGTCGACCATTTGCTGGAACTTCTCGTTCATCAGCTTCATACCACCTGAATGTTGTTCCCTTATAGAGTTTTTTTCTTCCTCCGATATGTTATTTAGTAAATGTTTCATATTAATATCATTTTATTATAAATACTTAGTAACATTAAAAAATTACAATTTTATATACCTAATTCAGTTACCCTACCCATAATATACGATTTCTTCTTTTCCAATAAGGTAATTTGTTTAGTTTCACTTTCGTCTAAATCAAATTTATTCATTTTAATTGAATTAATTTGATTCTCCAATCGATGGTATTCATTCAAATAGTCATCATATAACTTAGCCTTTGCATTATCATTCATACTTAAAATTTAACAAATTAAATAATATAGTATATGGTAAATTACTTTTTACTGTATTTTACTTTTTTCTTATCATTTGGGAATCTACTGAAATTACCCATACCGTCGATATCCATTTCATCAGCCTCATTGGATAAACTCTTAAATTCTTTTTCTTGTTCTTTATGAGAACGATTAATCATTGTTAATAACCCCAACATATATAGGATGAAAATAATTGACCCGACAGTAAACATAATAATTTGCATGATAATCAGTTTTTGTTTTTGTAGTAATCATTTCGACGTTGACGAATAGTTGTCGACATACTCAAGATTGAAGGAACCCAAATCCCAACAAAGATACCCTCAAGTTGATATCCCATAAACCATAGTGTAACCGAATACAGGAATGAGATGAAAGCAAGAATAACGGGATAATAAATTTCCCAAAATGTAATTAGTTTGTTTTTCATACCAAAAAGATAATAATAACTTTCCAATTTCTCAAGTTTTTTCTGGAAATTTTCAGAGAGGTTTTTACCCCTTTTTCAGAAAGAGGGTCTTGTTTCTATATAATAAAAAACCCCTCCGAGTTGGAGAGGTTTTTAAAATCAGATAAGGATTGTTGGATTATCCACAGCAGGACACATCACAACAATTACCTTCACACTTGTCGGTATTACAGTGGTCCATTTCACAACATACAACATCTTTTGTACAATCTGTTTTAGATTCACAACAAGCCATCTCTGTTGATGCCGAACAACTGAATAATCCTAACGTTAAGATTACTAATAAATTTTTCATGATAATTAATTTATAATTGTTTATACCAATATGTATGCCAATTTTCCCAAAAATTTTAATCAATAAAAAACCCCTCCGTATTGGAGAGGTTCTTAAAGTTACACGGAATATTCAGTTATAGTTGAATAACATATACGATTCCAATAATAATATTCACACATACGAGAATACCAAAAAAAGTAACCCAATTACGAATAGTTCTAATATCTTTTTCCATAGTATTAATTTGTTTTGTTTCAGTACCTACTTTAGGCTCATTGTTTGTAGTATCATTCGGGTAGTTACTATCTGAAGGTTTTCCACTAGTTAGTTTACCGAGGTAAACAACTCCACCGAAAATAACGGCTAAAATTACAAGGTTTAATAGGACACTCATTTTTTATATGTTTTTATTTGTTCATTACAAAGATACTATATAATTTTTAATATCCCAAATTTTTTATGGAAATTTCCAGAGAGGTTTTTACCCCTTTTTCATAAATAGGGTCTTATTCCAACCTTCATACGCAATGGCTGTAGTACGTTCAAGTACTTCTGCAAAGTATTCTTCATTATCGTTAATTAAATCAACCATTACTGCCCTTTCATCTTCCCACCAATTATCAGTCTTTAAATTATTTCTCATCCACTCGTTTTCAGACAGTGTTATTAAATAACGAGTTAAGTGTAATGATTCATGAGCCAAAATTCTGTTAATATATCCTGGTGATGATGCTCTTTGCACATTTATAAATTCAAATAGTTGGTCCCTATAAAAATTGGTTAAACCACCAATATATGCATCATCCATTTCCGTCCTTCCTTCAGATTCCATTTTGGTTATGTGTTCCTCAGCACCTTCTCTAGTTAGACCTGCAATTTCATTAGTACCAAAAGCATCAAAAATAGATAAACTACTATCCCCAAAAATTAAATGATAAGGTTGTAATTTAATATCCTTTTTATCTATAACATCAAATACACCAACGGTAACTAATTCATGTAGTAAAACACCTGTTTTTTTGGGTAAAGAAATGGACTTACTGATAGATTTTTGTTCTCTATCTTCCAACTCTTCTTTTAATACTTTTCGGATTAATTCTTTCATACAAATAAATACCAAATTTTCTCAAAAATTTTATAAACAATTTTTTCAGGATTCCCATACAAATTTCATTTAGGCTATTGAACCCCCTTTTGACCCCCAAAACCCCCCAGGGGGAGGGGGGATACGGGACCCCATACAGGAGGGGGGGACCCCATAGGGGGGTATATAGGGGGGTTCTTAGGTAAACTCCATATGGGTCCCCCCTTAGTGTATGTTCTTCTATGGGAGTCATGTCAGGACAACTACATATACAAATATAATAGGGGGAAGTTATGAACAGACAATATGTCAGGTGTTAATAACTATAGGGGGAATTGTTTGGTATTGTCAAATATTATTCGTATCTTTATGTTGACGCTCTAAAGTTTGGTAGGGGGAAAGTATAAGGCAGGTTGGAGTATACTCGGTCCCCCTCGAACTTGTGATGGTTACACCACGAAGTTACAACAATCTTTTTTAATACACAACTTGTTTCTTAATTATTTTTGCCGTATATTTGTATTGACGCTTCAGATTTATATAGGGGGAAAAATAAAGCATCAACCTAAGTTACGGCGAATTAAACTAATATCCAAATATTTATTGTTAAATTATTCTATATGGAACAAGATTATTTCAAGACTCTCCCCTCAGGTTACATTGAGTATATTGATAAGTTGATGAACAACTTGGTTGTGGGTAATCACATGAGAGCTAATTGGAGTACTGAATGGGAAATACGTTTGGATGATAAGAATGGTAATCCCGTATTTTCTATCTACGGTGATGTAGGTAGTGACTCCCCCATATATAGAATCATTTATTCCCCTCCAGCTTTCTTATTTAATATGGTTCCCATGGGGGGTGAAGGTCATCAGTTAGAATTCATGACTCAACTATATGAGAAGTATAATATTGAAGAGTTTGTTAATAACTTCTTTGAAAAGAGGAATGAAGATATAGATATCATTGGTCACCATAGGGGGTTTGTCAAGAGGTCCGTCTTTTAATAGGGTTTTATTTTATAACTTGTTCATAACTAATTCCTCCTGTTGATATCATTAGGGGGAATTGTTGATAACTTTTTATGTCATTTTATTTGGTTTTGTCAAAATGTCATGTGGACTTTGCTCACAGCACAATCCCTTTGGAGGGTTTTGTATTAGTATTCCCCCTCATATTTTCCAGCTAATAATAAATAAATCGATGATTTCATCGGCAGAATCCCCGATTTTCTTTAGTTCCCCCTTTTCTAAATGTCCATTCTGAGTGTATTAAAAGGGGTATATAATTTCCAGATAAAAAGGTACATTATAAAGGGGGTGTGGGTGAGACGAAGTCCTATAATCCCCTCCAACGTTTCCCTATCGATAATTTCTTATAAAACCCCAACGAAAAGACCATGAAAATAGACTTTCTTAAGTGGTAAAATGTGGTAGAAAGTGGTGTAATATCCGAAGGATTATGTATTACTTATGAATACATTTTCGTATATGGTTTTCCTTTTATAAAACCTCTTAGTAAGTATGTCTCTAAAGTCTCTGAGGGGGAAGACTTCTTCGGTTATTATGGGGGGAATGTAACTATGAACGAAACATAACGACCCGTGTATACGGGGAGTGGTTCACGAAGTGAAATGTATAGTGAGTAGTTACATTTACTCCATAATAATATCATTCTATATAAGTTATAGAAAAGTTTTATTGGTATCATCACACTAATTCTAATAGTTATTAGTTTCTTGGTATCTTAGAATCGTCCACGTAGTGGCTAGTTGTAATCCCCTACCCCTTTTGTTTTTATTAGTGAGTCTAAGTTAATAGTTAAGGGCTGCCCTTACTACAGGAGTCTTCAATGGTAGGTCTATATCTGCGTTCTGTCTTTCGTAGACATCATCAATGGGTTTCATAAAATGTCTTAAGAATATCTGTGTAGTGAAGACTGTTTGTTGTTCCTTACTCATGGGTATCATATGGAATAGGAATATCTTGGAACCGTAGAATACAAAATACGTTTCTTGACTAACATTTCCCTGAACACCGAAGACCAAATCATTACCATGGACTATTTGACAATCAAAAGAATCATCCCATGTGGGTATCTCATTAACCTTTACCTCACATTCACTAACCATTTTATCTATATATTCTAAATAAGATGGTGGGAGAACAGTTAATGGTTCAAAATCATACTCACTTCTACCTAACCAATTACCCATAGTTTAATTTATTTAATAATAAGTATTTGGTATCCCCTAATTATTTTAGTTAGTCCCCATTTTATGACATATATCAGCTATAAATTATGACTGATGTATTCTTTCACCGATATTTATTAGTATGAGTGATTTATTATTTTATGTGTTGGTTTCTTTGGGTATTATAATATCCCTTGTATTGGTAATTAAGTTAACAATGAATCTTTTATTTAAAGTGGAGTATTACCACGATTGGAAAGATAGAGACGAGAATATGGAACCTAAGATTAAGAAACGTTACGTAAAACGTTAATTCCCCTGCTTCTTACACAGTTGGTTATTCATTAATACTGTGTTTTCTGTAATGTTGTATTTGTGTAATACTTCGTATACAATACTTTCTACTATTTCTTTTGTTACACCCGATTCTCTATCCATACACAAAGTATTGTTTGATTCTATATCCACTGTTAGTCTCCCCTCTGATTCCCATGCTACGGGATATACTCCGAAACTATATAAACCGTAAAAGTAACTTGAATCCATATCTAAGTTATATTCAGATATAATCTTTTGTACAATCTCTTCTGTTATTGATTGGAACTTTGCATTCATTGTGGTCCATTTCTTTCCGTCTATAGAATCCCAGTCATAGTATGCTTCGATAACTAAGTTTGGTGCCCCTAAGTATTTTTTGATATCTTCTATATTGGCTGCTTTCCATATTGTATCTACATACTGTGGGTCAAAATTTGGTGATAATGGATTTAGTTTATCTAAGTCAGGTTTGATTTCTATCGTTACGAGTGTGGCTCGCTTATTTTCTTTCCCCGCAAAGTACGCGTTGTTGTGACCTAAGTATGCTTCGTAATCTAAAATCCCTTTCGCATATAATGTACCGAACAGTTTCTTTACTGTTTCGAATAGTTGTACTTCCTCTTTAGAATATCCTATTTCCATTGATTAATATCTTTCATTGTGTGGCTGGTTTAAAATCCCCTACCCCTTTTTTTAATAATCCTAATTATAAATATACTTTTATTTGATTATGTTTAACTTATCATTATATTAGTTAATATGATTTTTACTGAGTTATCACACGCACATATCACATTTGTAATAGGTTTACCAGGTAGTGGTAAAAGTTACCTATTAAATTACCTAAAAGAAAACCCTTTTATCGAACCTGTCGTTTATGATGATTGGTTAATAGTATACGAAAATGATTGTGGTAATGAAAATTTTAATTGTGACAGTAGATATCCTGAATTAATAGAAAACTTGAATAATAAGATACCTTGTATTATTTCTTCTATTAAGTTTTTGGAGCCTGAATTTTTAAATAGTTCCATAACCACATTAATTGAAGAAATTAATGATTTAAAAATAGAATATTTATACTTTGATAATGACATAGAATCATGTAAGTTTAATGTGAAATGTAGAGATATTGAGTTGGGTGGTTATTGGAAACCTAATAATGAAGGAATTTTATGGTATTATGGTACTATATATAATAATAAACCTTTATATCTATCTGAGTTATCTAATATTGAGAATCTGTCATCCACTTATGAAATTCCTACA